ACGCGGCGACTACACGCTGGATGAGGTCGCTGGCGACAAGTTCCTGACTATCAACGGCGCTGGTCTTGATCGCCTGTCCAAACCGGTCAATGCCGCTGATGTCGCGCAGGTCCGGCGCAACATCGCAATTATCCGTGGCGACGAGGATGAGGACGGCTGGCTGCCCCTGGGCGTGGCCAATCGTCCAGATCTGGTAATGGATGTCAAACCAGGGGCATCGCCGTCGCTGGCAGAACCTTTTACCCCGGGCGCGGACCTGCAGCAATCGCTTCGAGACTATATCGGTGGTCGTGCCGCCGACGGCGACCCCGCTGCCGACATCATCGCCGATATCCAGTCTCAGGCGTTCTTCCAGAAGTCTGGCGACAACGCCGGGTATCGGGCCGCGCTCGACGCCGTGGCGCCGCTTGGCGACGGCCGGCTGCGCGCGGAGACGCTGGCACCGAAATTTGACGAATACGCAGACGCGTTCGTATCGAAGCGGTACGGGAACACGCGGTCGACGCTGAACCGGCAGAAATTCGATGTCGATCAAAAGTCCGTCGACGCGCTGCACCGGGCTCTGGCCGCTACGCCAGAGGGAACTGCTGCCTATAAGCCGATCGGCGAACTCACCGACCAGGATCAGCGTGCTATCCGCGAATTCTTTCACGCCAATGTCGCGCATGAGGATGCTGATGCCGCTGAGTTGCGCGCAGACTTCGAAAAACACGGTGCAGCCGAACCGGAGCGCACGGTGACCGACATGTTCGGTGAAGAGACCGACAACCCCGAGCACAGTGACTGGCGCGCGCGCCGTGACGAGATGGCGGGCAAGATCAAGTCGTCGAGCCTGAACTGGTCGAAATATGTCGATGCCATGCACGGCAACGAGAACGCCTACGCAGCGGTCCAGGACCTGATTCGATCGAAAGTCGGTAAGGCGTTCGCGGAAACCTATAACAAACTCAACCCCGATAAGCCGATCCGGCTCGGGCGCTCGGTTATCCGCAACAACCTCAACCACTTGGATGCGGTCGACCCCGTAGCGCGTGAGGCGCGCATGGCGCAAGAGCGGGCGCTGACTGACAGCTTGCGCGAGCGCAGCGGCGGCAAGTACGCGGCTGGGTCTGTGAGCGACAAAATCGATGCCGCGCGCGAGCAACAACACGCATTCGAGCAGTCACAGATGGGGTTCTTTGCCGACGACAGTCCGCCAGATGAGGCTAAAGAGGTCGCTGTCGCCGCCGATGAGCGGCATTCTCTTGGGCACGCGGCAGAGCGCCAAGTCGCGGCCATGATGGATAAGGTCGGGCAGAATTTCAAGCCTGGGCAGCCGACCAAGATTTGGGCGCCGTCGATGAGTGGTGGCAAGAACGCGGCCAGGCAGCGGCTTGTCAAGCTGGTTGATGCCAATAAGCGGGTGGTGGCTGCCTTCGGCACAGGGTCCGGCAAGTCGCTGTTGCAGTTGTCTTCGTTCACCAATCTCAAGGAACAAGGAAAAGCCAAGCGCGGGCTGGCGCTTGTGCCTTCGATCGTGCAAGGGCAATTCAATGGCGAGGCGCTGCGGTATCTCGAACCAGGGAAATACAATCTCCACTGCCAGCCTGGTGCAAACCGGGCCGAACGCATCGCCGCCTACAAGAATCCGCGACATGACTTTTGTGTGATGACGCACCAGTCGTTCCGCGATGACATGGCGCACCTCGGCGCTGCCCATGCCGGCGTCTCCGACGGCGAGATGGCGGCGCGGCTGAACGCGATGACGCGGACTGGGCGAAAAGTTTGGATGAAGTCAGTAATGGACAAGGAAGGTATCGATTTTGATTATCTCACCGTCGACGAGTCGCAGAATACTCTCAACCGGGCCGGGAAGTCAAACAGCGAACTCGCCAATGTCGCCGATGCGCTTGGCGATAACACGCCGTATCTGCTACACGCGAGCGGGGATCCTGTGAAAAATGATGCCAGCGAAGTCTTCGACCTCATGAGCAAGATGGACCCAGACCGCTACAGCGACCGCGCCGCCTTCATGCGCCGGTACGGTGCCGATACGCTCGCCAGCAAGGACGCACTCAAGCGCGAGATGGCGCGATATGTCTACCCGTCAAAAATTGACCCTGATGTCGGCGCCGACCGGAAAACCGAGACCGTGCCAATGTCAGGTGGACAAAAACTCGCGATGGCCGAAATGGACAAGCATTTCAGTGACGCCCGCTTGGCGCGCATGGCTGGGCGCGTCGATGTCGCTGCGATCCGCGCGATCTCGCCGCAGTCGTTCGCCGGCGTGCCGGAAGACCAACACGAGGCGATCGCCAAAGACCTGCAGGCAAACATCGGCATCCTCAAGCAGTCGGCACAGCAGCGAATTTTCAACACGCACGCCGATAACTCCAAGGTCGACCACATCTCGAAGATGGCCGGCGACCGCAAGGGCAAGCCTGGCGTGGTATTCGCGCACTCGATCGATGCCGTCAAGGCAATCACGGCGCGGCTGGAGAAAGAAGGACATCGCGTGGTGTCGCTTACCGGCGCCGACTCGGCGGTGGAGAAAGAGAAAAAGCGATTGGCGTTCAATCCTGAGACCGGGGACGCGTCGGCTGACATCATGGTTGCCAGCGATGCCGGGGCGACGGGGATGAACATCCAGCGTGGGCAGTGGATGGTGCAAATGGATGTGCCGAATACTGCTATGGTTCATGCCCAGCGCAACGGCCGTATCTTCAGAACCGGTCAACTCAACGATGTCGAGTTGACGGACTTGATCAATGACCATCCGGCCGAGCGCGTCGCACGCGACAGGTTGGTCAAAAAGTATGGGTTACGTGATTTGATGACTTCTTCGATGGACGGGCTTGACGATACTGGCGTGGCGGCATACGTCAATCAACGCAATGTCGAGAAACAGGACTTGCAAAATACTCTTATTTGATTATACTACTGACATGCAAACCAACATCGACACAACAACCCGCCATTTAGGCGAACTCGCCGCCATGGCGCATCAGACTGCGGCGGCTGAACGCCGCATCCTGGAAGTTGCTGTCAAACGGCTGGCCGATGTGCAAGCCGATATCGATCGCACGCGCCCGGGCGCGATCACTACCGATGGCGACGCCTACATGGACCTAATTCGCGAGCGCGGACAACTTAACCAAGTCATCGCGAAAGCGCGCGCCGTGCTGCAGACTTAGCCAACCGATTACTCGCAGCGCCGACCTTCGCCGCCTTCGGGCGGCTTTTTTTTTGCGCATGTTGCCGTCGTGACTTGATACTCGATGGCATGGACGACACCCAACTATTGGCGAATTGCCCCGAATATCTGTGCATCGGCTCGATGCTCAAGGCGACTCCGCGCATGGAGGGAAACAATCGATTCATCTATATCGAAGCATCCAACGAGGTCGAGGACCAGCAAAATGAAGTAGTTCTTCAAAAAGCGTTGCGCGATAGCGCCGATTGGTTCCTGCAGTATGGGAATCTCGATATCGACCACTATACACTGATCGGAAAACCCAATCCGAAACTTGGCACACCAGGAATACCTGGTTGTGAACTCTTCGAAATCGGGCGACCAGTAGATGTCAAATTTTCCGGCGGTGCTACCTTCGTGAAGGGTCTCATCGCTACTGGTAGTGGTCCTGCCAGCGAAAAAGCCAACGAATTCTGGTCAAGCTTGGTCGATATTAGCCCGCCAGCGCGCTGGTACCCATCCGTCGGCGGACATGTTATGGAAACCGCAGTCGAGATCGACCCAGACACAAAAAGCCGCAAAGCGTACGTAAAAAAAGTGCGCTGGAGTAATATTGGGTTTAGTAAAACACCCGTCAATCAAGCCGTCCCGACCGTTGCGACGGTCCCGTTCGGTGTGCTTGCCAAAAGTTGGGGCGTGGCCGGTCTGGATTTTGTCAAGGCTCTCGAAGCCAGCTACAGCACCGACATGGCGAATCTCTCTGGCGGCGGCGCGCTCGGCATGCAGTCTCTCGATGGCGCACCGAAAAATTATTTCGAGTTCCGCGACATCATCGCCGGCGCCATCAAGAGCGGTGCCGCGAAACCGAACCCGAAGGCACTTATCGAATATTGCAACAAAAGATTTGGCCTCGCGCTCAGCGACGCGGCTGAGTATGTGGAGCGGTTTTACCGCGATTTGAAAACTGGTTTAAACAAAAAACGGAGTGCGACATGAGCGATGGAAAACAAGTTGGTGCCTTCGAGGCGCTGTTGGGCGAACTTGACATCATAGCCAAGGCACTGCCGGCAGACGGGGGCGATAAAGTCATTGCTGCCGCAGCCGGTGGCACTGGTGAAGCGGGTGGCAAGAAAGACGGTGGCAACACCGGTGGCGAAAAAGTCGAAGGCAAGAAAAAAGAAGGCGAAGGCGAAGAACTCGACGAGGATGGTAACCCGCTCGTGAAGTCGCTGACTGTCACTATCAACGGCCAGGAAGTCCAGGCTGAAGACGGTACTGCGCTGGTCAAGGCGCTGATCGGGCGCATCGACGACACGGAAGACGTGATCGCGAAAGCGCTGTCCGCGACCATTGGCATCGTCAAGAAACAAGGCGAGGTCATCACGCGGCAAGCCGAAATCATCAAGTCGCTGCAGGGCGATGTGCAAAAAATCGGCAACCAGGGTAATGGCCGCAAGACGCTGCTGAACATTCACGACAATGCGTCGGCGACTTTAGCGAAGTCCGAAAATGCTGGACAAATCGATGGCTCGACCTTCATGGTGAAAGCCACTGCTGCCTTCGACGCTGGCAAGATCACCGGCAAAGACCTGACATTTATCGATGTCGCACTGCGCAACAACCAAGCGCGCGAAATCGATCAGTCTCTGGTCGCAAAGGTTCTGGCATAACCCACCCCACCAACCCGTCAACTTAAAGAGGAATCAAAATGGCAGGAATTTTCAATCAATATGCGGGGGTGGTACCAGGCGGTGCTAACCCTGTTCTGGGCGGCTCGCAAGGCGGGGCCCTTTCCAACTTCGAGGACTTGCAAAAAGCCCTCCAAGCCAGCAACTACCAAACCGACGTCGCGACCCTGACCGGCGGCGGCTCGCTTGGCGTTCAATCTCTCGATACGGCCATGAAAACCGTGATCCAGGAGAATGAGAACTTCACGCTGTTCAACATGCTGCAGTCGACCAACGCGACGAATATCGTCGACGAATACGTTCGTCAGACCGGTGTCGGTGGCGTGTTGGCGGGTTCGGCGAATTCTCAAATGGGCGTTGTCGCATCGGCCCAAGGCGCTTACGCTCGTGAAGTCGGCTTGGTCAAGTTCCTGATGTCCCTGCGTCAAGTCGGGTACGTCCTGAACATCGGCAAGAACATCATCGAGGCGACTGCGGTCGAAGAACGCAACGGCGCGCTGCAATTGCTGACCGATGCCGAATACATGCTTTTCCACGGCAACGCCTCGGCATCGCCGGTTCAATTCGACGGTATCTTCACGCAGATCGATGCGCAGATCGCAGCCGGCAATATGTCCAGCGGCAACGTCTATGACTTGCAGGGCGCAAAGCTGAATAGCGTACTGCCGTTCTCGACCATCAACGCGAATGTGCAGGGGTATGGTAGCTGGGGTAAGTCGACCGATGCCTTCTTGCCGATGTCTGTGCAGACCGATTTGAACACCGATCTCGACCCAGCATATCGCTGGATGCCTGCCGGATCGAATACGCCGATGCTTGGCGGCCATGTGGAAGCAATTCGCCTGACTCACGGCGCATTGAAAACCCATATGGACACGTTCCTGCACGATACATTGAATCCGATGACCGTGCCCTGGGACGGCGCAACCGACACGAATTACACTGCGGCGGCAACTGCCAATGCCGGTATCCTGCCGGCCAGCCTGACCATTGCAACCAATTCGGATCCGTCGAGTTCGTTCAACGCCTCGCGTGCCGGCTTATACTATTGGGCTGTCGCTGCAATCGATGCCACTGGCAAGGGTTACAGCGCCTGCGTAAAGAGCGCGCAAACTTCCGTCGCCGCCGGCTACAATGCCGTGTTGACGATTACGCGTTCGACCGCAGGAACCGAAAGCGGATACGCCTTGTATCGTTCGTACCAGAACGGCCCGAACACATCGTCGACACTGCGGCTGTTCAAGGTCATTCCAGTCGGCGGCGCTACCACTACCTATACCGACCGGAATGCCGATATCCCCGGCACTTTCCAGGTTCCGCTGTTGAACATGGGCCAAGCCGCCGATGCGATCGGCTGGCGCCAATTCCAACCGATGACAAAGATTCCTTTGCCTTTCGGTGTTGGCGGCGTACCCGTTATCTCGTGGTTTCAGTTCCTGTTTGGTTATCTGCGTATGACCAAGCCGAAACACCACGGCTACATCAAAAACATCTTGCCTTCTAAGGCAACGTGGCGGCCATTCACGAACGAGTAATCGCGGCTGTCTGCGGCCCCTGGCTCCGGCCGGGGGATTATCAATCGTCGGAGTAATAGATCATGCCACGAGTAATTTGTAAGTTGGAATATGCGTCCGAGTTAATAGACGGCATCGTATTTGAACGCCACGGTGAGCATCTCATCTCGGCGGAAATATCGGACGAAAAGGCAATGCATTTTACGTCTATCGCCGGTTTTGAATTGGCTGACAGCCAGGACAGCGAGATCCTGGCGCTGACAGAACAGGCGATTGCGCTTGGCATTAAGGTTGACTCGCGCTGGAAAGTGCAACGCCTCACCGCTGAGATCAAGAAGGTAGTTGACGCAAACGAATTCGCTGAAAAGCAAAACACGCTGACTCTGCAGAGTGCGGGCAGCGCCAAGGAATAACCGGCCGCCGGCCATTTTTTTAGAGAGAATGAAATGAGCAAAGCCCCGCAGGGTTCCAACCAGGAACAAGTCAACAATTCGTCTCCGGCGATGTCCGTTGCCAAGGTAGGCGATTGCATCGGCGATCTGATCAATCTCGAAAATACGGGCATGATTACCAAGGCCGGGTTGGCGATTAAAAGCGGGGGCGCGTCGCCGCTTGCAGCAGCTGCATCAGGTTTTGTGGCTCAGGTCAACGGCGCTATCGTTTATGTGGCTGCGGCAACAAGCATGCCAGCCATTGCCGGCACGTTGCCGACTGCCGACAGCGCGGCCTGGGCGTTTTATGTGAACCAGTCGGGAACGCTAAGCGCATCGGCAATGGCCACGCCAGCATCCACCGTTGCCGGTGCAATTGCCAATTTGGTCTCGTTGGCGGCAGCCACCGCGCCGGCCCCAGTAGGTGCTCAGCAACCAGTCTACTCGGCATTGATCGGCTTCATCGTGGTATCGAATGCGACTGGCGGCAACTTCACTGCCGGCACGACCAATCTCGATGCTGCCAGCGTGACCACGCTGTATTTTGATGCTCTCGGTAACAGTCAGTTGGTGCCATTGCTAACGCAGGAAAACCGCCCAATCTATTAAGCCAGGACTACCCCGGCTGACAAATCCGCTGTCCGGGAATACCGCTCAGCGGATTTTTAATGGGTTCACATGACTACGATTATTGTCGATCAAGCAGTGACGGTACCGGTTACGTTGTTGACCAATGGCGTCCCGACGCCGATCGCATCCGGGGCGACCGTCACGGCGCAATTATTCGATGTCGTCACCGGCGCTGCGTTATTCACGCCAGCGATTACGTGCTTGTCTGGCGATGCCGGCTCAAATTGGGCTGCGGGTCTGGTTGCGGTCGCATTGACCGCGCTTCAGACCAATACGACCGCGCCGCCGGTGGCGATGTTGGTCATCGTCGTGGACGGGAAGCCATATCGTTTCCGCCTTGATATCGAGGTGGCGAACTCTGCGCCGACGCGCTCGGATCTGTTCGTGAAAGATTTCATCGTCTCGGATATCCGTTCTGACCAACTTTATCTGTTGGCGTTGACGATCATGCCGAACCTCACCGTAACCGATGACTACATCTGGGAGAGGGTACTCGCGGCTGAATCAGATGCCAGTCGCCGCCTGCGGGTCAGGTTCGTGCCGACGGCATTTTTCCCGACGCCGCCCACAAGCGATCAGATAACGGCTCTGAACGGTATGCCGTGGGATATCGACCCCGCCTATGACTACGACCCCGCCATGTTTCAGGGAGACAACTGGAGTTTCATCCAACTCAGGCAGCGCCCGCTAATCAGCTTGACCTCGGTCATGTACAATTACCCGAGTGAGAATGATTTCAACTACGTGTTGCCGCTGGATTGGTTCAAATGGGATTTGAAATACGGGCAACTCCGCATCGTACCGACTTCGAACATCTCGATGGCGATGCTGGGCGGCTTCATGATTCAACTCATCGGCGCCGGGCGTGTGATACCGCATATCCTCAATATAACCTATGTTGCCGGCCTTACCGATGTCTGGCAGAAGTGGCCAGATATAATCGACCTCATCAAGAAAATGGCGGTCGTGCGCGTCATCGGCGACATGTTCTTCCCGTCCAGCGACAGCATCAGCGCCGACGGGCTCAGCCAGTCGCTGTCGGTCGACATGGAAAAGTATCGCGACATGATCGATGTCCTCATCGACGGCCCCAAGGGGCAGAATGGCGGTCTCAAGACTGCTATCCATGGTGTTCGTGGGATTGTGATGTGATGCAGCTAAGCCCATCAAAATTTAATTCCTTCCTGGCCGGAATCGGGCAGCAGTACACCTGGCGCAAATCCTACGCCTGCCCATGCACGGACCCGCACAGTGGCGCACCGAAACCATCATGCCCTATTTGTTTCGGGAAGGGTCGTCAATGGCTTGCCGGCGTGAATGGAGTCGCCGGCATGACTGGCATGTCCACGCAGCGGGCATGGGCACAGTTCGGTCTCTATGAGAGCGGCGACGTCGTGGTCTCGATCGGATCGGACTCGCCGATGTACACAATGGGGCAGTATGACCGCGTGACGGCATTGAACGCAACCAATCAATTCAGCGTTGTCTTGACGCATGGCGCGCAGGTGGAAGCGCTGGTGATGACGGTCAACTCGATTGATCGCGTATTTTGGTTGACGACCGATGGCACTGCAGTAGTTGAGGGCGGTATCCCTGTCGTCAATTCCGATGGCACGCTGACATGGGCTGGCGGCGCGCCGCCGGCGAATACCAAGTACACCGTCTCTGGGTCGAAGTTCTTGGACTATTTTTGCTTCGGCGACTTTCCGTCGAACCGTAACGAGCACAGCGGCGCGCCGTTGCCTAAGCGCGTTGTGCTCCGCGACTTTGATTTGTTCCGGCGTTAGGGTTCGGCGAACGCCAATTTGATTACCTCATCTGCCGCCGGTTGCATGGCCTCGGCGACCTTCTTGGCGATGTACTGGCCTGGTTGCGCCGGGATGATCCAGCCTGCAGACCATTCTCCCATAACGCGAAATGTGAGATATGTACTGGACTTCGACTTCTTGCTCGAGGTGTCGAACCGGACCATTCCGTGCTGATTTGTGCCTGGCGCGTTCATGCGGTCGCCCCAGTTGTAGGTAGCGCGCTGGCGCATGCGCACGCGAGCGCCGGTACCGCCATTGTTCTGCAACGCCTTGCCAGTCACCACAGACGGCGCCATGCTCGACGCGGCTTGATAGGTATCTGCCGACATGCCGCTGACATTGTGCCTGAGGGGGATGATCAGATACCGCTGTCCGGCATGGGGGCCGGTCTTGGCGAACCGTATTTTCTTCGATGTCTGGAGCATGCGCTTGAGGTCGCGCGGCGGCCGCCCGGTCTCGATCTCTTCCGCGTATTTGTAGTTGGAACTGATCACGGCCGACAGGTCGGTAGGATACGCTACCGTGATGGACGCCATGTAGGGGGTTTTTTCACCGCTCCATAGCCGTGCCTTTTTGATTGCGTTTATCCAATCTTCCCTGGTGATTTCAGCGATGTTGCGTATGGCCTGCTTGACGCGCGGGAAGACGGCGCCATTCACGACCCTGCGAATATCGTCAGCGTTTGGTAGATCGATGGTGATGGTGTAGTCGGCCATGCCCTAATTATTGCATCCCGTCGTCGTGACTGCACAATAATCTGCATGATCACGCAAATACTGCCTTCTGCCGTCGGGAACGCGCTCAAGATTTATCTTGAGCAAGAGCCGACTGCGCTTGCTTGGGTGATTTTGCGTAATACCACTGGTATTTTCCCATCATACAACGACGTCAATTCCGTCTCGATTTATGAAGGGGACGACGAAACGTATCTGATGGATACCTGCGGCCTCGTCAACGGGACCCTGTACTATTATTGCGAATTTTACTGGGATGGGACGGCTTGGAATGCCACTGCCATAGTGTCAGGGACGCCGAATTACACCTACACCGACCAGTCGGTTGATGTCCTCACAATCGTGCGCGACCGGCTCCAATATGGCCTTGAAAACGAGATCATCATCGGCACGTTGTCGCCGGCCAGCGGGCAGATACAGGTTCTGAATGCGCCGCCGATATTCGATGAAACGAATTTTCCAGTGGTGACGGTGCATGTCGCTGTCGATGGCAGCGGCGACCGCGCTATCGGCGAAATGCCGTTCACTGACGAATTCGATGCGGTCAACAACGTCTGGAAAGAGTCGTCTGGATGGATGGCGCATGTGTCGCTGACTATCATCGGCTGGAGCAAGAACCCGGATGAGCGGATCGCGCTGCGGCGTGCTCTGCGCAAGATAGTCATCGGCAACCTGGAAGTATTCGACAATTACGGGATCATCCTGCCTGAGTTCAGCCAACAAGATGTCGATGCGCTGCCACCAGAATATCCGGCTGCCGTGTATGAGTCCGTTTGCACATTCACATGCGAAGCCCCATCCGGCGTGGCCGATACGCAGCCTGTCTATGTTGCGGATCCTATCGTTAACGCAACCCCTGTTTTCCTATAGGAAGAAAAAAATGCCTGAAGATATCCAACAACCGATCAAGCCTGTGGTTCCTGCTGCAGCCCCTGCGGCTGCAGCCGTGGCCCCTGCGGCTGCAGCGGTGTCGGTGCCTGCTGCCGTGTCGTCGGTTACCGAACCGGCACCGGAAAACGAGATCACGCTTGAGCGTTATGCGATTGCGCGGTCGAAGACATGCGGTCGCGCCGTCGAAGCGCTCAATGCCTTCGCAAAGTCTGAAAAGCGCGCTGGCAACCATAAGGCCACGCGGTCTGCCTACGATGCTCGGTATGAAGCATTCATGAACCAACCGGTATAAAGGACGATCATGCCATATTTCTTCAACGGGCATTTGTACATCACGCCAACTACCGTGTCGGCGGTCAATGACGATGCAATGCTCAATCAAAATCTCAGCGTCGGGAATGTTCTCGCTGTCATCGGGCAAAGTACCGGCGGCACGCCCAACACCCCGCTGGTATTCGGCGACCCCGCGACCGCGCTGGCAACCCTGCGCACTGGCGAACTCGCGCAGGCTGTCACAAAAGCGTTCAATCCCAGCAATGAAGTTGGCGGCCCGACTACCGTCGTCGCGATTCGCGTCAACCCGGCTGTGCAGGCTGGCTTGACGTTGCTGGATTCTTCGGCGAATCCTGCCATTACCCTGCTTGCGTCCGATTACGGCCAGTACACGAACCAAATCAATGTCGATGTGGCCGCTGGCTCTACCAATGGCGTATACATCACTACCGCTCTCGGTAGTGATGTATACGCGCAGGACAATATCTATGCGGCGCCGATGACCGTCGTCTATACCGGCGCGCAGGCGACTGCTACGGTGACTGTTACCGATACCACGATGACCCTCTCTGCGCCGGCGGGGACACCGATCGCTGCCATCAGTTTGGCCTCATTTCCTACCGTCCAGCAGTTGGTCGACAACATCAACACTTTCCCAGGATTCGCGGCGGCTGTGTTGGGCGTTTCCGGGAGTATGCCGTCGCTGAACGGCTTGGATGGCGTCACCGCACAATCCATCAAGACGACAGCATTCACCGTCACCGCAGTGCTGCAGGCAGCCATCAATTACCTGAACAGCCCACAATCTGGCGGTCTCGTGGTTGCGGCGCGGCCATCTAACGCGCTGTTGCCGCCAGCGCCATTGGCAACGACCTACCTCACTGGTGGCACAGATGGCACCGTCACCAATACCCAGTGGAGCAACGCCTTCACGACCTTGCAGACGCAGGATGTGAACTGGATTGCGCCGTTGTCGGCGACCGGGTCCATCATCGCGATGGCCGACGCGCATGTGCAGTACATGTCGACTGTCGGGCGGAAAGAACGGCGTGCGATCTGCGGAATGGCGCTTGGCACGACCGATGCCCAAGCGCTCACCGAAGCGCTTAGCCTGAACAGCAACCGAACATCGATTGTACACATCGGGTACTACGATTACGACTGGACGAACCAAGTAACGGGTCTGCAACTGTATTCCCCGTACATGGCTGCCGCCGTGGCCGCTGCGGCCTTCTCCGGCGTCTCGCCAGGAACGCCATTGACCAATAAGGCGCTGACGTTTAGCGGCGTCGAGCGACGGTTGACCAACCCAACCGAGACCGACCCCCTTATCCAAGGCGGCGTCTTCTGCATCGAGTCGACGTCAAAAGGATACTATGTCGTGCAGTCGATCTCGACGTGGTTGGTCGATTCGAAATACGATAAGGTCGAACAGTCCGTCGGCTGGGCGCTGGATTTCGTATGTCAGAACGTCCGCAACGCATTGGACCCACTGCGCGGTCAGAAAATGACGCCGCAGTTGTTGCGTCGTGCAGTCGATATCACGGAATCACAATTGCGGGCCCTTGCCGTTCAAGAGCCACAGGGACCAGGAGTTATCACTGGCGATGCGGCTAGCCCTGCCTATACCGGGATTACGGCATCGGCCGCTGGCGATGTCCTATCCGTTCAATTCCAATGCAGCCCGGTATTGCCGGCAAACTATGTCGCTGTGACGGTCTACGCGGTGCCGTATAGCGGTACCGCGACGGCATCTTAACCCCAGGGAGTGAAACGTGGCAATCCAACAACAAGTAAATCTCAAGACGCGCACTGGCAATAAATGCGCGGTCATGTTCGGTGGCATTCAGATCGGGCTCTTGCAGTCGGTGCGCATGAACGACGACTATTCACCGGAACCGGCATCAGGTATCGGCGACATCCACGTCCAAGAGTGGGTTCCAACGATGGCGCGGCACAATATCAGCATCCAGGCGATGGTGCTCAACGTCGGTGAAATGATCTCGGCCGGCGTGGCGGCAGAAAATGGCGACGCCATGCTGCTTGGGCTCGTATTCGACATCGTTGTTTCCGACAATACTGGGGCATTGCTGCGCAAGTACGTCGGGTGTTCGTACGCTTCCGGCGATATCGAAGTCAGCAAGCACGCAATCGTCATGCAGGCCGGCCAGTTCAACGCGCTCGATACGCAGGGAACCGGCTGTTGAGAATACTTCTTGGCCGTGGCATGAAGGGGCGGCATCGTCTGGTGCCGCCCCTTTCGTCGTGATAGGAGAATGAAAACTCCCACCCACAATCACATACACCATCATGCCACGTCAAGCACATGCAACAGATTTTTTCGTTGAAGTAGATCGGCTCGGTCGCTTCAATTTCGCCAGGCGCACCATCGAAGACACGTTCAAGATCCGTGGACAATACCACCAAATCACCAGCGGCTACTATGATGACGACGGCAACATGTGCGACCTCGGCGCGCTATCCTATGTGACGGTCAGAGCGCTACTAGTTTCCGGCCCTGAGAATTTCGACATCGATCAACTTGATCCACTTGTGGATGATGAAGTCGATTCCAAGTTGGTCGCAATATGGAGGGCACTCCGAGAAAAGGAGCTCTCTTTTCGACCAAAAGCGCGGGTCATCGGCGCGGGTGGAGGGGCGGAAGCTGGCGCAAACTTACCGGCTCTGGTTTCGGAAGCAGTACAATCTCGCGCCGACTGACCCCCGGTATCTTGCCGCCACGGACGAACAGATCGAGACCGAGTGGTGGGCATACCAGTATCAGGCTGGCAAGGTCCAAGAAGAATTCCTTGACGAGCAGTTCAGTGTCGAGGATGAGCTGGCAAGGATAGAGCAGGAAGCGGCTGAGCGCGATCGCGCGGCGCCGCCTGACGATTGGGAAGATATCGATGGCTGACGTAAAAATTGGCGTAAACGCCGACGGCAAGAATGTCGCCAAGGCGATCGAGGAAATTACTGCGTCGGTCAATGATTTGGCCAAGGCGGTTGCATCTTCCGGCAAGGTCAAATTCAAGCCGGCTGATGTCGGTACCGCTGCGCGCGATATCGCACTGCTGAACAAGCAATTCGAGATCGCCGTTGCGCGGTCGAAGGCGCTGCGCGACGCCCTCAAGGCTACCGGCCAAGCCGGCAAGTCCATCAATGAGGTCGACTTTCAAAAGCTTGGCGTCAATCCGGCTGCTGCGCAGCGCATGCGCGACAGCGCTTTCTCGTATGCCGCGCGCGGGACGGCTTGGGATATGGGGCCTCCTGCTCCTAGCCAGCCGGCCCCGCCATCACCACGACCTGGGCGCGGTGGCGGCAGGGGCGGCGGCGGCACCAATTTCGCGGCAACGGCTGCAAACTCTTTCGGCGGCGGCGTAGGCGGTGGATTCGGCCAAGTAATTCAGGGCGCAACGCGCGGAGCCGCTGCCGGTTCCGCAGAGGGCGGCGGCATGATGGGCGGCCTCGGTGGGCTTCTAAAGGGAGGTGGAATTGCTGCAGCCGCATTCGGACTATTCAAAGCCGGTCAAGCCGTTTCTGAAGGCTACGACATGGCAAAGGAGCGCGGCACCAATCTCGACACGCTCAAGCGCCAGATGGGCGACCTCGGCGTCAGCTTCGCCGGTCTCAAGACCATGACCGACATCGCCAGCGCTGGTCTTGGCGTCAACTCGAAAGAATTCGCGGCACTCGCTGAACAATACAATCAGGCAAGCCACAACGCTGAAAAGACGCCTGAAGGTCTCGGCGGTGCCGTGCGCGATGCCACGCAGTTTGGGCGCGCCTACGGCATTGACCCTGGCGCGTCGGCGGGGTTCTTCGGCGGCATGCAGAACATGAATCCGAAGCAAAACAATCGCGAGTTGGCGCTCCAGATCGCGGAAGCAGTTGAAAAGGGTGGTGGCCGCGCGATGGCGCCGGACGTGATGCAGTTCCTGCAGACGATGGCGTCGTCGGTGTCGCGCAATAGCCTTGGCATCGCCAATACCGACGCCTACAGCGCAGCGTTCGGGAATATGCTTGGTAGCGGGCGCACCGGCATGACTACTGATAACGTATCGTCGATGCTCGGACAGGCAAATAATGCTATTTCGCATATGGGTGCTGCCGGCGAAGCTGGTCGAAATTTCCAGATCGGGTCGTACAATAAAACATACGGTCAAATGAATCCAATGGCCGCCGAAGCGCTTGCCGCTGGCGGCATGTTCGCGACACCGAATAGCGTGTTCGGGGATAAAAATTCTGACCTCTCTGAATATTTCCGTCGCCATGGCGGCGATGTCTCGCGGCAATGGGGCGGGAAGAACGGCAACGTGACTTCGTGGGGGTCGATGAAGGCAGGGTACGAGTCGGCATTCGATAAGGGCGATACCGGGAATTGGCTGCGCCTGAATGCCGTGCAGCGCGATCTCGGGTTGAATTCTCCGCAGCAAGCTGCTGCCATGATGAATCTTGATGAGAAACAGGCTGGCGGTCTTCAAAATTCATTGAAGCGGGCCGGTGTCTCGCTGAAGGATTTGAACGAAGGTGGGATCAAGACCATGGCTGCCATCGGCGGCGCCGACAGTCATGCTGATCTGGACAAGATTTACAGCCAGATCGGTGGCCGCACCGGCAAGGATGCGCTATCAGAAAATGAAAAAACGCACCTTGATGCCGCACAGAAAGGAAATACCGAGGATTTCCGCGATGCATTGTTGAAGGTTATGGCTGGCAAAGACCAGGAAATGACTGAGGCGAAAGATATGCTTGCTGGCATCAAGGCGATTGAAACTGCCGAGACTGCGCTTGGCGACAAGTTGATCGGTCCGATTAATTCCATTCGCGACGCCACTCTCCGCATTGCCAGCGTCATCGCAGGGCCAGAGAAAAAATCTGAGATGGAACTTGGTGCCGAACGTGGCATGGAGGCTGCCAAGGACCGATTGCCTAATGTTGATATTAAGGACCGGGTTAAATCGCACATCCAACTTGCAAAAATTGATATAAAGCCAAATCTACATACTGACAAGGCAGAACTTCGCGCAGAAGCGGATCGCCAGTGGAAGGAGGCTGGTTTGCCTATAAAAGGACAATCTGGCGATATCGACCAGCAAAGTTCCGATATCGCCAACACGTATGCGCAGACTGGCGGCACAAAGGCGCAATCTGACATCGACAAGTTGATGGCGATGGGATGGTCTGCTGAACAGGCCGCCGCGATCGCCGCCAATCTTCAAGTTGAAAGCGGCAGCAATGAAAAGGCTGTCGGAGATAATGGACTCGCGCGCGGAATCGCCCAATGGCATCCAGACCGGCAAGCAGATTTTGCCAAATTTTCTGGGCATGACATGAAATCGTCCACTCACGATGAGCAACTTGCTTTCGTGAATGATGAATTGCGAAATGGGAAATACAAAAAAGTAGGTGATAAATTGTCGCATCTTTCAGATGCCAACGATGCCGGATCGCTGATTTCACGAGAATATGAGCGTCCAGCAGATGCCGCCGGCGAAGCATCAAAGCGTGGACGTCTAGCATCTTCTCTGGCATCCGCGCACGATAGCCTTACTATCCATCTAAAGGTCGACACCACTGGGCGCAATGCGCAGGGCGGAACATCTCAGCACACTATCGAGACATCGGTGCCAATCGCCCGAGGTAGCGGCAATCAAACAATCGCATTGGCATCGCAATGAAATTCGAATCCCGCATACCAGGGATAGATGTGATCCTGGTAAAAAACATCGTCCGCACGACCTTGAACGGGTCGATACCGACATCGCAGCGCGACGCCCAGACGCGACAGATCAACCTCACCAAATACATTGGCGACGGGAACAGCGTGCGCGTGAACAAGTCCGTGCGCGAACCCGCTGGCGCGTTCTCGATCACACTCACCGAGCAATTGTTTTACGATGGCACGACAAACACTGGCGACTCGCTGTATTCCGTTATAGAACCGATGGACTACATCGAAATCCGCATGACCGGCAATGCCTACAAGCAGTCGGAAAATGGCGCGTGCTCGCGCATTCCCATGATCATGCGCGGCTTCATATCGCGGATCGCGTATTCCGAGACAATGGGCGCCGACGGCCACCCGCATCGCAATATCGTCGTATCCGGCCAGGACTACGGGAAAATCCTGCAGATGATCCAGCTTTTCTACATGCCTGGCACGCCGGAGAGCAACAACTACATGACGGAATTCCCATTTTTTGCGCAGTATGGGATTGGCGCTACCGTGCAAAATGCGGTGAAATTCATGCAGGACGTATTCAATAACGTGGTGAACCCGTATGTGGCGGCTCTGCGAGAATATTCGAGTGGGGTGGGATCGCCTGGACCATTAATCCCAATCAGCCTCGATTTTAGCTCTGCCATCGCCGGCACCGTGTCTCCGTTCGGCGCCGGCGGCTTCGGCCAGGGAACGATATGGGAATTGATCAAGTCGTTTGGTGACATCGGGACATGGAACGAGTTTTTTATCGAGGACCGCGAGGACGCACCGTATGCGGTGTACCGGCCAAATCCATTTATGGACGCCGCCGGACTGCCGATATTCACATTCCCCGCAGGGAAATTCCCGGGATTAGCCGCGAACCAGGTCCAGATCACGCGCGCCGATGTCGTCAGTATCTCAGCGGAACGATCTGATTCTGATGTCGCGAATTATTTCTGGGTCGACTCGCCACGGTTCAACCTCTGCTATGAGCCGACCATGAGATCAATGGCGGTTCTTGACCAAACAAATGACCCGGCCATGGGTCCATACGTGACCGCCTATCAGAACGTCGACCCGCAGCTATACGGCACTAAAAAGATGTGGGAGCAGACCCAGCAGGGCGGCCAGGACGAGACCATCAACGGGAACGGTGTCGCCGCCGGCGCGGTGCGCGATACCAATCAGACCAGCTTTACGGGCTGGATGAAGGCGCGCCGCACCGACATGGTTCGTCAAAACCGCGACAACGTGATTTTTGAGCGGGGGTCGATGCGGCTAAAGGGGAATGAGTCCATCCGCGCCGGAACGTACCTGTCCTACGAGCATGGCGACTACACGTCGCTCTATTACGTGGTTTCTGTCGAGCACGACTACGCGCCGTTCGGGAACTTCTTCACGTCGGTTCAGTTCGAGCGCGGAACCAACTTCATGGATCGCGTGCGCACGAAAGCGGATACTGATTCGCCGTATCTCTCTGAAATGGTCGATTTATCATGAGCAAGGGATTCGGCATCGTCGTCGCTACCTACCCAAGCGGCAACTCCATCGACGTGCTAATGAACAGCAACGGCGCCAGGCTATCCAATGTCCAGGTGATGTCTCCGACTGGTTCTGACAGCACTGGACACGTCGACCTCCCTGATATCGGCTATGTTCTCGGTGACCCTGCGCGCTGGAACCCGATCGGCCCCGCGACACGATACATGCAGGCTGTCATCGAATGGATAGAGGGGGTGCCTGTCTGCATGGGGTTCTTGCCGCCGCAAATCAACCAGACCAGTTTCGACCGCAAAAATTTCCATGTCTTCCGCCATGCCAGCGATGTCTACAAAACCATCAACGCCGCCGGCGATATCGAGGAATATCACCCGAGTGGCTCGTTTGTGCGCCTCGCGGCGTCGCCAGTTCACGAGGATCTCACCGGCCAGGATTTTGATTTGACGTGGGCGATCAAGCAAAATACTGGAGGGGCCGTGCATTGGCATGTGACGGTGGCCAATGCCGGGACCGTGGTGGCAACGCTAGATATCGACCCCAGCGGGAACGCTGCGCTGGTGAATAGTGGCAATACGACGGTAACCACGACCGGCAACCTCTCCGCGACCGTAGGCGGCACGGCATCGATTACCTCGACCGGCAACATGGAATTCACGGCACCACAGATTACGATGAACACGCCGACACTAATCGCTACCGGCAATCAAAACACGTCCGGCACGACCACTACCGCCGATCTGGTGGTCCCTTGACGCCAAATATTGCTGTCATCGGTACGACGTCAAGTCATGGCGGATCAATGACTACGGCTACAGGGTCAAAATTCTCGACGCCTGCCGGCGCGGTCTGTCGGGTCGGTGACCTGCATGTATGCCCAATACCAGGGCATGGCACGACGGTGATCGTATCTGGCGGCGCCACGAAAGCGACTGTCGGCGGCTTGGCCCTAGCCATCAACGGATCAGTCGCTGGCTGCGGCGCGGTTCTAAATAGTGGTTTCGCTCCGAATTGCTCCACGGTGTGAGCGTTCGTGACCACATAATCAAGCCATGTCCATATCGTCCATCACGTCGGCTATCAATGGTGCTGCGAGTTCGCTTAACTCGTTAGTAGGCGCGCCATCGCCGCCATCGAGTCAAAAGGCGTTGGCGGTAACATTCGTTCTACTCGACAAAGCAAATGGCGGCAGCAAATCTCTTGATCTGATTATCCGTCCCGAGGACTTGACCCGCACTGATGTGTCGCGCATAACCGTGCAGCAGACGCTTGGCGGTGCCTGGGGCGATGATTTTGGTGTCGGCCTCTCGACAATCAATATCAGCGGTACCACTGGCTGGCGTGGTAATAAGTCTGGCGATGGCAGGGTCCAGTTTTCAAATTTAAAAAATCAGGTATTCACGGACTGGCATGCGCGGCGCAACAAGGCGCTAAAGGCAGGGAAAGACCCCGCCGGCGTCATGTTGGTTTTTGTCGATACGCTCAACCAGAACCTCGACTCCGTGATCCCGATGACTTTCACACTTCGCCGCTCAAAGTCGCGGCCTCTGCTGATGCAGTACAACATTTCGATGATTTCCATAGCCTGGAAGGTTGTGCCGCCACCGGCACCGTCCTCTGCTGGCGGTCTCGCGGGCTTGCTGGCGTCAATCAAAAACCTCATTGCGGCAGCCAATAATGTTGTTAATTTCGTCAAGAGTGCAATAGGGCAGGTAACTGCTTACATCAATACGGCAACGACCATTTTTCAGAGCGTTACCAATTTGATACAAAATGCGCAGTCGATACCGCAGAGCCTACTCGGGCCAGCGATAGCGTGCGCGCAGGCCGGCGCGACCATGTTTTCAACGATTGCCAGCATGTCGGGGTCGACATCACAGTCTGCTGCGGCCATGGCGACTGCTTCCGATTTTTCAAATATCTTGTGCTTGCTCAATAACGCCGTCAACACGGTGCAGACGTATCCAGACTACACGCCTTTGTACGGCGCATCAAATTGCAGTAGTACCAGTGGAGGCTCTCCACCAAGTCCATACGCTGACACGAACCCATTTTATGCGGTAGTTGGGGCCCCGCAAAATGCGCCGGCACCGGCATCGACCACTGCGGCGGCACCGGTCATCGTGGTGCCGACTGTCTTGCCGCCGACTGTGACGATTACGCCGGCCGCGCAGCAATCGCTTGCGCTCATCAATAATTCAGATCCGGTATTGGCGCCAATGTCCATGTCGGCGCTTGGTACTGCAGCAGGCGCCATCGCATCCGGGATAACACTCAAATGAGCACGCCTTTTGATCGGCCACTTGTCGGATACCGTTTTGTCCTGACGCAGTACGGCGACACGTTACTGTCCGTGGCCGCGCGCGAGCTCGGTGACGCCAGCCAGTGGTCGACCATCATCGCGCTCAATGGCATGGTCTATCCCTACCTGACTGACGACCCGGCAAAGGCCGGAACCGGCGTATTCCTAAATGGCGGCTACATCACCGTGCCGGGGAGCACGCCCGGGGCAGATACGAATGACCCCAATGCTGTTTTTGGAACGGACATATTGCTGCAGAACGGGTTGCCGATATTCGTGAACGGGGATATTGGGACAGTAAGTGGCGTCCAAAATCTTAAACAGGCGCTCACAAATGCGCTCGACACCGATCAAGGTGAATTGCTTTTTCACCAGACTTACGGCACGGAAATAAGGAAACTTCTTGGGACGATGAATAACCATGCGGCTGTGCTGTTGGCCGCGCAATATGCGAGCGATACCGTATCGGCCGACCCCAGAATATCCAGTATCACCAGTTCAGTTGGGACGCTAGTCGGCGATGCAATTTCCGTTACTGTAATTGCACCGACTGTGCAGGGCACTACGTCAAAAACCGGGATAACTTATTAGGGATCGATAGTGGCATTCCAACTCAAAAATTTTGTTTCTATTGTTGCGTCGATGGTAAACCGCATGAAAGCGACGCAAACAAATTTGACCGACTTCAACATTGGTGCCGCTGGCCGCACGCTAGTGGAAGCGCCAGCGATTGAGATCGACCAGCTTTACCAGCAGATGTTCAACGGACTCACGCAAGCGATTCCGGTAAGCGTTTTCCAATCATTCAATTTCCCGCCACTGTCAGCCATCGGGTCCAGCGGCACCATGACAGTTACCGTGGCAGCGTCGACGAACCCAATCATCATCTCGGCTGGGACGGTGTTCTCGGCGACGGCGACAGCTATCACATGGTCGTCGACTGCCAGCGTAACCATACCGCCAAGCACTACCACGGTCAGCGTTCCCGTGACAGCTACTACCACTGGTTCATCCACGAATTTGGTTGCCGATGTAGCATTCACGATGACGCCTGCGCCGGTAGGATTTTCCAGCGCCACCAATTTGTCTCCGTTCGTGAATGGGCTCGATACCGAGACGCCGGCGGCCCAGCAAATCCGGTTCGCCGCATTCGTAAACTCGCTGCCGCGCGGGACCGTGGCGGCGCTGTACTATGCGATGACGCTTGCGAACGTGCAAGATGCCAACGGCAATATCATCGAGCAAGTGCGCTTGTCCAGCGTCGTCGAACCCTGGCTCACCGATGACACACAGCCTGTGAGTGTTGTGAATTGCTATATCCACAATGGCATCGGCAGCACTTCCGTGGCATTGCAAACGAGCGTCAATAACGTGATCCTCGGCTATTATAATTCTTCCGGCGTAGCCGTTCCTGGGTACAAGGCCGCTGGCGTCAATGTGAACACTGTTATCGCGACCGAGGTAGCCGTGCCCGTGACTGGGGTCATTACGGCAGCGGCTGGCTATTCACTGACAGATCAGGTGATAAACGGCGTCACCGTTCCCGGGTTGGAGACGTTGGCCGCTGCCGCAATCACGTCCTATCTGATAGCGCTTGCCATAGGTCAATCCGCGATTGAAGCAGAGATCGTCGCGCTCGTGATGAACATCCCCGGCGTCTACAACTATGTCGGGAGCTTACCGGCAGCCGACGTAACGGCCACGGTGTCGCAAAAACTGATGCCTGGCACGATCACGTTGACCTGATATGCAAATCACAAAAAAACTCATTGGCTATCTCAATCGAGTCTTTAAAAAAGACCCGTTGCCGTTCCTCGCGCTTGCTATTTCATATGCCGGAACCAGTTTCACATGGTCTATAAAAGATGCTCCCGTCTATACAGCTATCTGGACCTGGGATGATGGGTCAACCACTTGGGATGATGGGTCAACCAATTGGGATGGAATAAATAATGCCTATATTCCCAGCACGACATCTATTTTGACGATTACACCTATCGGTGGCAGCGGCACGACATTGGCGATCGATCTAAGCAAGTACACTATTACCGGGCTCGCCGAATTCATCGCGACTCAGGCAGGGTATTCGGTTAGCTACACAAACTCGTCTGGCATGGCTGCCTTGAGCGCATTAGTGCTCATCAATGGCAGCGGGTCGTCGACGCAACAAAATGGCGGCTTCCTTTACGGGTACACCAATTTTTGGTGGGCGTACATGGACGCATGCGCAGAAGAACTTGAGACCGCTCGGACACAAATCATCGCCATGCCGGCGCAAATGAATACGGTCAATGCCAATGGGTCATGGCTTGATTTTCTCGGAAATTTTTACGGTATCCCCAGAAATCAAGGCGAACTCGACCCGCAATACGGGCCGCGCATTATCGCGATGGTTATCAGGCCGCTTGGGAATAATATCGCTATCGCTGAAGCGTTGCGCGCCATCAACGGCGGTGGTGCCGTGACCGTCCCCGATTACCCGACGCTGACCAACAACAGCTACGGTCTTTTCGATGTGAATTTTTCAGCGAGTTTGGCGCTGTTGAGTGTGATGACACTTGGGGAAATCGAAACTTCCGTGCAAGCAATCGTGAATAAAATGCGCGATGCCGGCACATTTTTGCGCGTGCTGTCGGTTATCAGCCCGATCGAAGGAACGACATATATTGGAGCCGCCGTCATTTCAGGCTGCACAACATACGTTTATCCGCCGCCGTGACACCATAATTTCTTTAACAAAAAAGAACCCGCGACAATGACCTATTCTGCCGTTTTGACAGTTGCCGGAGAGGCGCTCTACGCAGCCGCGCTGATGTCTGGTACGCCTATCGTCCTCTCTACCATGTCCGTCGGCGATGGCGGCGGCAGTCCTATTGCTTCCCCGGATCCGACGCGCACGACGCTGGTTAATCAGGTCTACTCGACTACTATAAATGGGCTGTCGGTCGACCCATTAAATCCGAATTTGATGTGGGCACAGTTGAGTGTCCCGCCGACCGTTGGCGGCTTCACCGTACGTGAGGTGGGGGTATTCACATCTGGCGGGGTCCTATTCGCTATAGCAAATTACCCTGATACCATCAAGGCTGTGGCCGCCAGCGGCACTACATTGGATCTCGTCATCAATCTCGGGATGATAATTTCCAATACGGCGCTGGTGACGGTGACGATCGACCCCAGCCTTGTCGGCGCCACACGGGCATGGGTTATCTCGACAATCACACCTGGGTACATTCTCCCCGGCGGGGCCCAGTATCAGATGCTACAGAAAAATTCATCTGCTGCCGGTGATTTCAGTTGGGCCGATCCGCAATCGCCGTGGCTGGCAACAGCGGCCACGACTGGAGGTGTAGTCAATGTTTCTGCTCTGACGGCAAACAACAAGATCATCGAAGTAACGGGAGCGCTGACGGCAAATGTCACACTGACATTCCCTGCCGCCCCTGGCCGCTGGGTCGTAGTCAATGCCACAACCGGACCGTGGACCGTCACTGCCATTGCGCTTGGTGGTACCGGCGTACCCGTTGCGCAGGGAGCTGCCGACACAGTATTTTGCGATGGCTCGAACGTGCGTTATGCGCTGGCAGACGCGGTTACGCAGCCGCCAATGACTGGTACGACTGCCTTGGCGACGTGCGCCTATGCTGATGCCGCGACACCGTTTCGGTACGTTGTCCCGATCTTGTCGGGGTATGGCACCACGCCTGCATTTAAAAGCCAGGTCGGTGATACCTCTGTTTCGCAGTTTATCAAAGCCTATGCGATGGCTGTGTCTTGGTCGATGCCAGTCCTGTCTACGCTAAATCCCGCCAAGCCGTTGAAAATGCGGCTGCATTTTACTGGGGATGTTGGTGCCGGAAATTTCTACCTGCAACTCGGGTATCAGATCTTCGCAAATGGACCGCTAGGGACTGTCGCATATACCAATGCCGTTGAATCTGTCGCGGCTCCAGCGACGGCAGGGAATTTGTCAAATTATTTGGCTGCTGTGATGGAGATACCGGCATCGACATTGGCATCACAGGATTTGGTAAACTTCGTTTTGACCAGACTCGCCGCCAACGGCGCCGATACAAATACTGGTGATTTCCAGTTGGTAAACATCACCATGGAGCAATAACGATGAGTATTTTACTCGGCAGCCAGAGTCCACAGCAACCTGCTATTTTCTTCCCGTTTTCAACCGTATACACGATCGTGATCGCTGGTATTTATCGGATATCTGCGCTTGGCGCTGGCGGCGCTGGTGGCATGGCATATACCAGCACTGGGACAGCGCAAGCCGCTGCGGGTGGTGGCGGCGGCGGCTTCTCTGAAATCGATGTCTTCCTACCATCTGGTACGGCTATCACTATTTCACCTGGAGTGGGTGGCGCCGGGGTTACGGCGACAAATGGTACTGCGGTAATTGGCAACGCCGGAACATCCACGACGGTGACTGCAACCGGGCTGTCGTTAACGGCAACCGGCGGCGGCGGTGGCGGCGCCAGTATTGTCTCTGGCACTCAGGTATACGGTGGCAGCGCAGGCACTGCATCGGGCGGCTCGAACAACCAAAGCGGGGGCAATGGCGGGGCTGCTCAAGCCACATCGACAAGTACCGGCGTAGCCCAAGCTGCGGCAGGCGGCGGCGCGGCGGCTACGCCTTTGGGCACGGGTGGCGCGGGCGGCGCGGCGCTGACATCAATCACGGGAACGTCGACATATTCAGCCAGCGGCGGCGGCGGCGGCGTGGGCGGTTTCGCTGGCGGTATGGCGACCGCAACTAGCGCGAGTTCTGCAACGGGCGGCGCGGGTACGGGAGGGGCGTCGGTGAACGCTACAAATGCTGTTGGTCTTGGTGGCGTCCCACGTTTGGGGTCATTCGGTGCGAGCACAAGCACCGTTGGCGCGGATGGTATTAGCCGTACCGTTACGCTCAGTGCTCAAAATTTAACAATAGCTAGTGTGGGTTTTGAATCGTTGTTCGATCCGTGGCGCTCATTCACTGGCGGCGGCGGCAGCGGCGGAGCGAACCTCGGAACGAATGGAGGGCTTGGTGCTGGTGGGGGCGGCAGTGGGACTGGTTACTTTGGCGCTTGCGGCGGGACATGTGGCGGCGGCGGCGGTGGTTCGGGAGGCGGTGGGATTTCGGGAGGCGGTGGCGTTGGAGGTCTGGGCGGCTTTGGTGCTGGCGGCGGCGGCATGGCTGGAAACGGCGTCAAGAGCGGAGCCGGCGGCAACGGCATTGTTACGATCGAACGAATCGGGTAAGGGGGCATCTTGAAAAAAATCATTATTTCAATTTTTCTGCTGATCGCATCGATCACTGCAGGAGCCGTTGGGTCAAGCGTTAACCCTTCTGAACCAGCTTTCAAAGAAAATCTGTCATCCGGCCCGATACGCTCAAATTTTGCTGCTGCTTATAGCGACATCAATAATATTTTTGGGCAATTCAATTCTGCGACAGCACCGGCCTCTCCATCAATCGGTAATCTCTGGCTAAACACTGCCGGAACTCCATATTCATTGGATGAATACGACGGCACGAGTTGGGTAAATTTACTCGGAATCAATGCGTCGACGCATTTGCCTTTATTCCCAATTGCTGGCTTTCCTCTCGGGGCATCGGTCGGCAATCCCGGTACCGGCAAGATCGAAGCGCTATTGCCGCCATCGACTGTCACGCAGAGCAACTACGCCTTCGGCACCGCCGACCTGTTCAAAAAGACACGGCGCAGCAATGGCGGCACGGCGATGACCGACACGCTGCCGGCAGCGGGCGCAACCGGATTGGCGAATGGGACGCAGATCAATATCGCTAACGTGGATGCAAGCGCAACCGACACCGTGACCGCTGGCAGCGGGACAACGATCGACGGAAGTTCGACGCTTGTGATTCAGCCAGGGCGCGATATCTGGCTGATTTACGATCTGGCGAACGCAGAATGGCGTGGAGCGGGGAATTCGAGGACGGCGGTTTTGTTTTCCGGCACGCCGCCTACCGCTTCGCAGCTTTGGGGTGGGTCGGCTACGCCTGGGAGTGGGGCGGCGGTTGCAGTCGGGAGTTGCCTGACGCTTTCCGGGGGCGTTCTTTCCAATAGCTGCGGCAGCACGTTTACCGGGCCAGGGTCGTCTACAAATGGATATCTCCCGCAATGGAATGGCGCAACAGGAAATATATTGGCGGCAGGCCTTCCGGTTGGCACAACTGGAAACAACACCGTTGTTGAAACTAATGGAAGTGGGCTGATTGCAGCATCGATCATCCCCGCACCAACGGCAACGACACTCGGAGGAATTGAAAGCATTACGAGTTCAGCAAGCAATTGGATTGACTCAATCAGCACCAGCGGCGTTCCGCATAAATCACAACCTGCATTCTCCGATATTTCAGGGTCTCTAGCAGCCTCTCAAGAACCTGCATTTACCGGAGATATAACGACAAGTGCAGGGTCTACCGCGACAACGCTTGCGAATACCGCCGTCACCCCAGGAAGTTATACATCAGCGAATATTACGGTAGACGCAAAAGGTCGTTTGACGGCGGCGGCAAATGGATCGGGAGGTGGGGCAAATAATTACATCACAAAAACGACAACTTACACCGCCGCTAATAGCGATAATATCTTTGCAGATACCAGTGGCGGTGCGTTCGCAATCACATTGCCACCCACGCCAAGTCAGTACAATCAAGTATGTGTTTCAGACGCAGCAGGAACATTCAGCACGAACACATTGACCATTTCTCGCAACGGTTCAAATATTATGGGGTCCGCCGCAGACATGACAGTGACAACAAATTATGCATCATTTTGCTTGATGTATTACACGACAACACCTGGCTGGAGAATAAAATAATGCGAAATTTCATCAATCGGGCAATCCTTTCAGCAGTTTTATTGTGCTTTTATGCGACCTCTTTCGCGAGCGATTTCAGTCAATTCGCTGGCGGCGGGTCTGCACTACAACCGGCAATATTTTTTCCCACATCAACAACTTATACAATTCCCGTAACGGGAACCTATCGAGTATCTGTCGAAGGTGGTGGCGGTTCCGGCGCGGCGTGCTTAAATTCGCCTTGTGCTTCGTCTGGAGGTGGTGGTGGTGGATTCGCGGAGGTTGATCAGTCGTTTATTTCCGGCACGGTTCTGACAATCACGGTGGGCGCTGGTGGCGCTGGAATTGCTGAATCGACAGGATCAACTTGCGCGAACGGAAATGCCGGGGGAACTACTAGCGTCACCGCGTCAGGGTTCACTACCATTCAAGCGACTGGCGGCAGCGGGGGGACTTGTAGCAAAACAATAAGCGTTACGGGAGGTGCCGGCGGGGTCGGGTCAGGTGGCTCCAACAATCAAACAGGCGGCGCGGGCGGCAATGTCACATGGTCTGCATCCGGGATTATCTCGGGCGGAGGCGGCGCGGGCGGATGGCCAAACGGAACTAGCGGCGCGGGCGGTGCCGGCACTACTCAAAACGGCGCGGGCGGCGGAGGCGGAGTCGGCGGCGCGGGCGGTTCCAGCGGTTCTGGCGGATGTGGCGGAGGCGGCGGTTCTGGCGGAGTCGGCGGCGTCAGCGTTGGGAGTGCTTGTCCTGGCGGAAGTGCCGGCGTCAATGGACTCCACTTTGCGTCAGCGGCAAGCACGGACGGAGCTTACCGCACGGGGGCTGCTTCTGGCTCTGCGACAAACGCGATATCCTTCGGGTTTGATTCTCTGTTCGAACCGTGGCGGGCTATCACGGGCGGGGGTTCACAAGGAAACGAGCCATCCGTATCCCCTGGGACCGGCGGGGGAAGTGGCGGCAGCACCGCCGGTTTCGCTAGCGGGAATACCGGAATTTTGGGCGGTACTGGTGGATGTACAGGAACCTCCTGTATCACGGGCAATTCATCTATTGGTGGTGGTACTGGTGGTGCTGCCTCGTCATCCACGAGTGCAACATCTGGCACGGCGGGCAGCGGTTTAGTTACCGTTGAAAGGATAAAATAATTCTTGACATGGTTGAATTCAAAACTCTTTAAACCTGAAAGCCGCAAATGAAAAAAATACTCGCCGCATTGGTCGTAATGGCCTCGTCTATTTGGCTAAATGCCAATGCGGTCGAGTTGAAACTTGATTTAGATCTGACGCAATATCAGCCGGCACCTGTCGGAAATTGGTATCAGCGCGACATGCCGAACACGATTCGTTGTCGCGCTGTGTCAGGTGCCATTGGGATTTATACCGATCAGTTTTACGATGGTTGGCAAATTGGTTTAGGTGTCGGCAATGCCGGCCGCTGCACGTCAGATGCGATGATTCATAACGTCGACGATTGCTCAGTAGGTTGTGGACCAATCAGTCACATGCAAGGCCAAGGAACTATGCCATTCGGCTATCTGATGGCACGCAAGACATGGGGAAGCTGGTTCGCTGAAGGTGGATTGTATGTGACTCGGCCAAACTATGAAAATACGAATTTTAATTGGTATGGACCGCCGCCGACATATCAGGTCGGTCCGCTTGTTAGCCATATCGATCACGCAGTGAAGAACACGCCAGGATTTGGTGCTGCTGTCGGTTATACTTTCGCAAAAAACTGGTCGGCAATTCTAAAAATCATCCCGACTAAATCGACCAACACGCAACCAGATCCAAACGGTTCCAGTGGACAAACCTACTATCGCCCAATTTATTCCGGTGCGCTTGGTTATGCTGCATCAATCGGGGTCCAATTCAGTTATTGAAATTTGAGTAAATTCGTGACATTAAAATAGGTGCAATGAGATGGGGACACAAGCCATGCCAGAAAGCGAATTAAGGGATTCACTGCACCCGATAGATCGCCGGATGAATGAATCTTCTCGGAGAGATTATGTAATGGAGAGCCTTGAAGAAGGGCGAAAGCAATTCGCGGCTATTCATGAAAGTCTGAATAAACTTACCGAGACCGTCGGTACGATGAGCGTAAAGCTTGAAGAAAATACGGTTTTGACAAATAGGGCAGTTGAATTGGCCACCAAGACGGCCGACGGAACCGCCGATCTGGTAAGGATTTCTGAGTTCGGTACAAAGATCACAAAATTTGGTCGATTCGTTGCGAGCACAGTCGCGGTATGCACCAACGCATTGAGCGCATTGTCGAAGGTTCTCGTGCCAATTCTTATCCTATACGCGATCGGCGTCACGCTATGGCATGGCGACAAGTTGAACTGGAAAGATATTCTTGATTGGGTGAAGCAAATATTATGACTCGTTCCACAAAAGATCAACTCGGCGGACAGAATGTAGCGGCATTTTTGGACATGCTGGCTGCATCTGAAATTGGTCCGGCATTACTGTCAGAATCTGATGACGGATACAACGTGCTCGTTGGATCGACGCCATCGCATCCGCTTCTATTCACCGACTACTCGCACCATCCGAATGTGTTCAATCAAGCGTGCGACAGCACGGCAGCCGGCCGCTATCAACTACTGCACAGATACGCCATAGCATACATTGCATCGCTTAATCTGCCAGATTTCTCGCCGATTAGCCAGGATGCCATTGCGGTTCGCCAGATCAAAGAGCGCGGTGCGCTCCCACACATTATCGCCGGCAATTTCGCTGTTGCAGTGCAGTTGTGCAGCAATATCTGGGCAAGCCTTCCTGGAAACAATTATGGGCAGCACGCCAATTCGTTGACGATGTTGCAGGCCGCATATGTCGCCGCCGGCGGCACTCTATCTGAGGGATCGACATGAAATACGGACGTCGGCCAGCGCGCCATACACTCAAGACAATGCGTTCTGCTATCGTGATGCATCGGCATTTGACTGCACTCGGTCACGCGCCTGCAGTTGGTAACGATTATGTGTCGGCGGTTACGGTTCCATGGGGCATGTATTTGAACGATTCCATTGGGGATTGTGTCTGCGCTGACACAGCGCATGCATTGATGCTGCGCACCGCCAATTCGTCTGGCATCGTTATCCCTACCGATGCCGATGTCCTTGCATTGTATGAAACCGTTGGCGGCTACAATCCCACCGATCCGTCGACCGACCAGGGCTGTGATGAAACAGCCATGTGCCAATACCTCGAATCGACAGGATTTCTCGGGCACAAAAGCAATGCAACTGGCATGATCGATCCCAGCAACATCGACCACATCAAATGGGCCGCGCATTTGTTCGGGTCAGTACGGCTTGGCTTCAATATGCCAGTATCTGCAATGGCGCAGTTCGATAACGGGCGCCCTTGGGATATCGATCCCGCTGCCGACAATTCTCTCGATGGCGGTCACGATGTGCCGTTGGTTGCATACGACAGCGATTTCTTTCATGTCATCACATGGGGGCGTATCCAAGCCGTCACACCGGCATTCTTCGCGAAGTATTGCGATGAAGCGCATGCGGAAGTGTTCTTGGACTGGATTCGTGCAACTGGTGTGGCGCCATCTGGATTCAATGCCAACCAACTGGTCGCCGACCTGGCTGGACTCGTTAGTGGTGCGCCATGAAGACAAAACTTGAAATCTTGATCGCTTATCTGGCGGCGCGCGGCCGCGAAACAGGGACATGGAAATGTCTCGGGACGATCCTGGTATATATTGGATCTCGCTATGGGATTACTCTCACGCCAGAAGAGTGCATGTTTTATTCTGGCATTGTCTACGTAGCAGTTGGTGTGCTTGCACCAGATGCAAAGGCGAAGGCCGATGTCATTATTCAACAGACACATTCTGAAGTGCAATCTGCTTTGGCAGGGAAGGATGCATCTTGACGGATGAAGAAGTCAAACAAGCGATGACGCGGATCGTCGCGGCATATCAGGCTAAATATGGACAGCCGCCGAACGAATGGTTCATGAATCAATTCGATTTCGCACTGTCGATGGAAAACCAGACCGAAGCGCAGGTTATGGACGATATCAATTCTGGGAGGACTGCGCCATGAAGAGGACATTTTTGATGATCATGGTCATGTCCTTGGTGATGTCTGTTCATGCCTCACCGCTTGAGACCGAGGTGATGGTTGACAACTTCGCCGAAGCATACAGAAGCCATCCGTATGTGGCACCAAAGCCGCTATTAACGTGGTGTGCCGTGGTGCTGTCAAGCGATAAAGTTATCTACGGCGGTCGTTTCACTGCACCTAACGCGGACTCCGCAACAGCGCGAGCCTTGAAAGAGATCAGGTCCTGGACAGATGGCCTGAACGGCCCTATGTCGAACTGGTTCGCGGGAACCATCAATGACTTGCAGCCAGATCTGCAGGAGGAATACGGAAAGCACCCTAACGTAGATATCAATGGACATCTGTTCAACAACGGCAATGAGAAGCCGCATTTCAATATCTGGCGGTGCGACAAATAATTTTTATCATGTTGGCCTTGACCGCGTGCCAACGCATTGATGACAATAAAACGCGGCAGTATTGCAATACGCTTCCGGTGCAATGTATTGATCCAGTTCACAAATAGGAATTCACCATGAAAAAAACACTTCTCATTGCATCATTACTTGCCATCGCGCTGGCTGGATGCCAAACGATCAACGCTGCGAACACGACCATCGACAAGGTAATTGGTGATGGTTGTAAGGCCGATACCGCAGAAGCCACAAAGATCGCTGGAACGCTCGACCCAGCTGGCGCCAAGTGTGCTGCTGCTTATGGCGAAGCCTGCGTTATCTTGACGGCAACGCCATGCTCTGGCGGACCGCTGTGCGCGATCGAGAAGCTTCGCGTCGGCCGCATCGAGCAGAACGCCGTGAATGCGGCCTGTGTCGGCGTGACGGTGCCGTAATGAGCGAGATCGTGTTCGCCGCTCAGATGGCGACCCATGATGTCTACGCACCAGTCACCGAAGGCGTATTCGACAACGTTATCGTCATCAACGAGGATACTGTTGCTACCAAGCGCGTTCCAGACGCGTTCTGGATCGTTCCAGCCGGTACTGAAAACATCGATGGCTGGATCAACGACATCGACATCCTCACGACAGATTTGAATGGTGTTGGTGCCGTCCATTCTGGTTTCTATCAAAACGTGCCGGCGTTCGTGTACAAGATCGTACCAATGCTTCGGCTTGGCGACAAGATCAAAATCGCATGCCATTCGCGCGGATGCCCGATCGGTGCACTCATCGCGGCCGCATTGGTTATGCGCGGATATGAAGTCGTCCAGATGTACCTATTCGAGAGCCCAAACTTTTGCTTTCAACAGGGGGTCGACTGGTTTGCAAAAAACATACCGAATACATTCACGACGCGCTGCGTGGCGGCATGGGCAAAATGGTTTGGAGATCCTGTTACGAAGGTGCCAGAACCGAACCCATGGCAACAATGGCGTCCTCTCGCCGGCCTGAAGCTTATTTTCGGGTCACCAAAGGGACTGAAAAGACTTTCGATGATCGAATATCACATGGGTGAAACGGTTCGCGGCGCCGTGGCGGGGATGTGATGGCATTCGTCTTGATATGGTATTGGCCGTGGTTCATCCTGGCCGAATTGTCCAAGTCGCCCCGACGCCGCCCGGTGTTGAAACTGGTGAAATAGCCGTTCTGACTTGGCGCGCAAAAACGCGTCAAGGTCTGTGATTTCTTCCAAGCACGTCAATGTCGTTTCCTGTCTTCCAATAATTGTTGGCATGAGGTGCAAAGGTGGCGTCCGAGCGCACGCCGGAATTCCGGCATCTGGTCTCCACACTCTTCAGCCTGGCATGTTGACGGCCCATATTCACTGTCGGTTGGTTTCCATGTGGGCATCGTATTTCGGAACTGGTTGACACGCTCCCATTGCGCGAGTTCGACATCCTGTGCTACGTCTTCGATCGACATGTTTTTTTCTCCCTGTAAGTTCGCGCCCATTCTTCGGCGTTGTCTGGTGTTCCAAGTAGATGTTCAACTCGGTGCAGGCGGTGCCTGATGCCAACGACGTGCGACGCCGATCGCTTTTGCCATCGCATGCAATTCCGCGTCGGTATCCGCGATCAAGTGGCACATCACCATGCGACCGTATTTGGCGCGCATATCGTCGACGTAGACCATAAGTTCCTCAAATAACAATGGTTATGCGCTCGGCGGCGCGGGTGATTGCGGTGTAGAGATGGTTGATACGATTCTCGCGGAACATGCCGCTCTCGTCGAACAGCATAAGCGTGTCCCATTGTGAACCTTGACTTTTATGAACGGTAATAACTCTTCCGTATGTGAACTCATCCGATGTCCGTTTCTGACGCCAATCGAGCTTGTCCTCGGTACCGAGAAAGAACTCGTTGAGCACGCTCAAGCGCCCTGGGTCTGCGAGTCCATCCAGCGACGTCACATCCAGCCCCACGCGGCCATTCTTGTGCTCGACGACATCGCATGTCCACATACTACCGTTCAGGAGCCCGCGATCACGATTATTTTTCAGGCATATCAGGCGATCACCATGCTCTGGCAGCGGCGACGTGAAGCCTTTCAGCGTGCGGATGCGGGTATTGAATACCTTGCGGGTCTTGTTCATGCCCACCAGCACCTGGTCGGCCCCAAGAACGTCGGCTTGATCGAGGTCACTGCGGTGGATGATCTTGCTCTCGCCATAGCGCCCGTATGCGAGTGGTTTTCCGTTTCTGACATCGGTGGCGATCTGGATGATTGGGTTGTCGGCGGCTTGGCGATGGATCTCGGTCAACAACACGTCCGGCTTGTCGCGCGTGAAATAGCCATCGCCTTCTACCGGCGGTAACTGCATGGGGTCGCCAAGGACAAGGATTTTCACGCCGAATGATTCGAGGTCTCGGCCAAGTTCTTCATTGACCATCGACACTTCGTCGATGATAATCAACTTGGCCAGCGTGGCCTCGCTGTCTGGATTGCGCTCGTACTCAATCTCCTGGGCGTCGGGGTCGACTACCTTGTAGATCAGGCTGTGGATGGTGCGGGCGCCGGCGCAGCCTTTGGACTTGAGCACGAGCGCGGCTTTACCTGTAAATGTCGCGAAAACGACGAGTCCGTCGACACTGCCAGCGATCTCGCGCGCGAGCGTTGTCTTGCCGACGCCAGCGTACCCGAACAGCCGGAATACCTGCTTGCCGCGTTTATCTCTAAGCCAATGGCGCACCGATTGCAGCGCGGAGCTCTGTTGTGTCGACCAGTGCATCAGGCAAAGTGCTTTCGATAAATATCTTCGACGCGATCAACCTGCTTGTCGGTCAGGTTGGTTGTAACCTTGCCATTCTGGCTGACCTCGACGATATTCTGGACGAACTCGTTCTCCCATGCTGATAGGTCGTTGGTTCCGACCATGCCCCCGATGGACTTGATCATGGTACCGATGCTGATGGTTCTCATGGCTTGCCCGCCAGTCCGCAGTAACCGTAGGCTGATGGTACGTCAATATGCGTCCCACTGATATTTTTACCAGGATAGGCAATCCAGCGCCACATAGCGCACTTATCCGCAATGCAGCGGCAGCTTGCAGGAATGCGAGTTCCACCGAGCATGTCTGTGTTGCAGCCACCGACGATAGTATGAACTGGCTTACTATCTCCACCAGTGGAATAGGTTTCATGGCGCGCACCGCGCACCATCGGGCACCACTTTCCAGTGGCTTCTTTTACGGTCATAGTCATAGCAGTTCCTTCCAAGCCATAAATGGCTCGCGGATGAGTTTGTGGAAGCGCTGGGCGGCGGCTGTGTTGGTGTCCAATTTCACTCGCGAATCGATCTCGCACGTATCCAGAATGAACTGCTTTGCCTCTTCGGCGGTCTGGCAGGCACCGCACTGCGTATGCGCCCAGTATTGGAAGTCGGCGTCACGGCAAAACGTGCAAGCAATGATGCAGAGGTCGCGACTCATCAGATTTGCTCCGAGAAACCTCGGCCTTCAGGCCGAGGAGTGAAAGGAGCCGACTGCGAAGCAGTCGTTGCCTTTCGGTTGAAATACTGGTAACGTGTGCATATGAAGCGTACAAACACATTCTTACCAGAGCCAATGCTTGCTGAACTGCGAGCGTTGTCCAATAAGCTCGACGTACCTGTCTCCGAGCTGATCCGTCGCGCTATTGCTGAGTTCTTGAAAACCCAAAAATGATCCTCGTCTATAGATACCGGGTGAAGTCGCTGAACGGATTGCTGAACAAGCAGGCCAGGGCGTGCAACTTCGTCTGGAATTTCTGCAACGACAGGCAGAAGGATGCGCTGCGATTTCACCGCCGCTGGCATACCGGGTTCGACTTGAACAAGCTCACGCAAGGCAGCAGCAAAGAACTTGGTCTTCACTCCGGCACGGTGAACGCCGTGTGCGAGCAGTACGCCAAGTCGCGCGCGCAGAAGAAGCGCCCGTACTTGCGCTATCGGGGCAAGAAGAACCTCGGGTGGGTTCCGCTCAAGGGCCGCGAATTGAAGCGCGAAGGCAGCGCCTTCCGGTTCGCTGGCAATACCTTTCGCGTATTCGACAGTCGCCCGCTCCCTGAGGGGAAAATCAAGGACGGAACGAACTTCTCCAAAGACTCTCGCGGCAACTGGTTCCTGAACATCGTGATCGACGTTGCCGTTGCTCCTGCCGACGCTCGCAGTCCTGGCCGTGGCGTCGGCATCGACCTTGGCCTGAAAGACTTTGCCACGCTGTCCACTGGCGAAAAGATCGAGGCGCAGCATATCTACCGAGGCACGGAGCAAGCGCTTGCCGTTGCCCAGCGCGCCGGGAAGAAACGTCGCGTGAGTGCCATTCACGCAAAGATTTCGAACCGTCGCAACGATTTTCACCACAAACTCTCGACGCGCATCGTTCAAGAGTTTGACTATATCGCGGTTGGCAACGTGAACGCCGCAGGACTCGCCAAAACCAGCATGGCGAAGTCCGTTTTGGATGCCGGTTGGTCTTCCTTCCGTAGCAAACTTGCGTACAAGGCTGTTAAGCATGGCGCGTGGTTCGAGGAAGTGAACGAACGTTTTACATCCCAAATCTGTTCGGATTGCGGCTGTTTGCCCGATTCGAGGCCGAAAGGTATCGCAGACCTTGGAATAAGAGAGTGGCAATGCAGTGACTGTGGTTGCGTACATGATCGTGACACCAATGCTGCGTTAAACATTCTCCGTCGCGGACGTGCGACGCTAGCTGTAGGAATCCCCGTCCTTTAGGGCGGCGAGGACGTCAAATGGATTCCTTATCGGCTGGTCGCCCAGCCTGCTGGGTTGATCAGAATACTTCGTCGCTGTCGCCGCCCTGGGCATCGCCTTGGTCGTCTGCTGGAGGCGGTTCTGGTTGTTGGTCAGGTTCCGGTTCTGGGGTCGGCGCTGGCGCGGTCTTCTTCACGACAGCAGCCTTTTTAGGTGTTGGTGCAGAGGCAGTTGTCGACACTGCATCGCCAGCAGATTCCGGTTGCCCAGTAGGGGTGCCAGCGGTTTTGGCAATCGCAGCCGCAATGGCAGTCTTGGCCGGACTATCTTTCTTTTCGCCGTCTTCCTCGTTGTTGAAATAGGTCGATGCCTTGGCACCATCCTTGATCGCGTTGTAAATTCCTGTCAGGTCAACCAGTTCATCGGCTGTGGTATCGTCGACTTGATGCCCAAGGAATTTTGCCAGCATCGCCGCAGAGACGCCCTGCTTCTTGAACGCATTCGACATTGCCAACAGCCGGTCACTGAGCGGCTTCTCGTTGTCGCCGGCAAGTGTGCGCTTGCATTCGGCGATACCGATCGCGACAAGATGTTTTGGCATCAGCGCCAGGATGCGTCCGCGCATGATGCGCGCAGCAACGTTCCCGATCCGGTTGTCGATATCGTTTTGGCTCGTGATCGCGCGCGGGCCTTCCTTTGTGTCCAGGATATGCATGATAGCGATCTGGCGCCGACTGTGATTGTTCTTTTCCATGTCCCATGCGAACACCTCGACTTCGCTTTTGCCAGCACTACGGCTCAGTTCACGATGCCCATACTGCATATTTCCGTAGCAGCGTGCTGCTTCCTCGGCAAAACGAATCGAGGGACCGCTACCGCGGTTTGATACGGCATAGAATGCCACGGCGGCAAAGTCCGGTGACCGGCACGATTCCTTGAATTCTTCGATGGCTGCCACGACGCTGCGCGGAAATCGCTTGGCCAGCGTCATCTGCCCCTGCGCTTCTGCGATGGCGCGTTCGGATTCGATTGCAACTGCACCGGCGTTGATGCTGGTCGGCACCATGTTGCGGTTGAACGGACTGTCTCTATTCTGATCGGTTGTTACGACTTCGTTTGCCATGTGGATCTCCAAAATAAATCCCGCTCGGTGCGGGTGTGAAATTGATTATAATTGATTAATCTTCGCTCGTCACGGAAAATTCGCCATCGGTCACGCGCGATACGAACAATTGCAAACTGGTCTTCGCCATGGCGCGCTTGAACTCGGCGAACGTGGCGGCATCTAGGCTTTCAATGCGGTCGACGCATACAGCCCCAAGCGTCCCCGCTCGCAACTTGGCGACTTCGACGGCGATGCCGACCTGGGCGGCGGTATTTAGCCGGTCCAGCGGGACGCCGTCTTTGTAGATTTCGCCTTCGCGGACTTCGATATCAGGAATTGGCAAGTTTTCCAACAATTCCGTTTTGTAGGCATCTATGGCTGCCAACGCGGCGGTCTGCTTGTCGGCGTCTGCTTGCAGGTCGGTCAATTCCGTTTGCATTGCCGCGATGGTATCTAGCGCCTGCTCGCGCTTTGCGGCCGCCATACGATTTTGCTTGATGTTGGATAATGCTATCTTGAGCGGTTCCTGCGCGGCATTGCAAGATGTTGCAGCATTTGTGCGCGCTGTCTCGGCTTTGGCGGCGTTGGTACCTGTATCGAGTTTGATAGCGTCTTTTTCCATAGTCGCGGTGGCGCGCAATGCTTCGATATCATCCTGAAGTTTTTCGTCGATTTCGGCGATGCGCTTCGCAGCGGCTTCGCGTATTCCTGTCATCTTTGCGTCGATCTTGCGCATTGTCGTAGCGAGCTTATCGCGCTCGACGGCGATAGCTGTTTCAAGCCCGTCTTCGTCATCGCCCATGACGCCGCCAACACTATCAGGCATCGCTAACTGGATCTGGTTGATCGTGCCTTCCTTTTCCTTGACGGCGCGGTTTGTGCTCGTCCGGTCTTCGTAGACGCGCTGGCGCACGGTGTCGATAACGTGGAGCGCATGTAGACCTGGTGCAGCCTTAACCGGAACGCCAGCCAACTTGGATAATTTATCCACATCGAGTTCGAGCGGCATCGCCTCCAGTAGAACTTTCACGCGGTCTTGCTTGCGTGCGGTCAGGAATTCGACCGGGTTTACCGACAACATGTCGGCCAAGCGTGCAATTGCTTCGGCAGGTCGCGCAACCTTCTTGCCATCTGCCCCACGCACGTCCGTACTGGTGGTTGCGCCACTGACGCGGCGCTGGATGCTGCTGCCATCCTCCAGCACAAACACGATCTCGCCAGCGGCGGCACCGTTACGCAGCAGCGTGGCGTCGTGGCCTGGGCGTAGTGCGGCCTTGATGGCTTCGAGAACACTGGTCTTTCCGCAACCGTTCGTGCCCTCGATGACGGTGAACGCACCGGCATCGAATTCGAGTTCTTCGATGCCGAGGATGTTGCTGATTTTGATGTGGTTGATTTTCATTTTTTCTGTCCAATGGCTATTTTTATCAGGTTGTAGGTATTCGGTGCTTGCGACCCAGGTTTCGGATTGAGGATGTTCTTGCACTCGATCAGGAACGCAGCAGAAATTTTGGACCAGTCACGAACCAACCCAGCCCATTCAGTGGAAACCGTCGCCATTTTTGGCAACTGGTCTCTTAATTCTGGGACTTGTTCCAGCAAAAGCAGGCAACGCCGAAAATCAGCAGGGTCCCATGGGAAGTGATCACCACCGCCGGCGTCGACTCCAGTCAGATGCGTGAACATTGTATCGCTGCTAGCGCCACGCTCGCCACTAGCAAGCCATCGACATGCTGCGTCGGAAAGCGTGGATGAATATTTAGCGATCATGCCAGCATCAGCAAGCGGCTTTATTTTAGCCAACAATGCGTCAACACATGTTTTCGTCCCGAATGCGAAGTTGGCACCGAGCATGCGAGCAATATCCGGCGACAAAATCGCATCGTCGCCCGCAAGTTTTAGGACATTTGGCATTGCCCGCAAAGAAACCGTGCCGAATATAATGAAACATTCATCACGTTCTTCGACTGTGAATTTATTTGTCTCGTTTCTGTTTGTTTCCAATGTCACATTTTCCATTTGAATTTTCTCTGTGTGAGTGAAAGTTACCGACGCATCCATCCCGGCAACTCCAGTTGTTGAATCTCAAACCCGTAGTCGGGAAAGTGGTTGGCGCGCTTGGCGGCGACAATGCGCAGGAAATCCCTGCGTGCGGCGGCATAAGCGCGCGCGATCTGTTCTGGCGTGGCGTAATAGATGCCGATCGCGTAAGGCCATTCTTTTTCAAACGCCAGGAATACCCACGACTCTGGGTGCTCGCCATAGAGTTGATCGAACACGTCAAAGTACCAGCTTACCTGGATATCGTACCTATAGTTTGCCGCCGACTTGCCGAATCCAACCGGCGATGCGTCATCGGTACTCTTCAGATCCACGATCATGCCCCCACCATTCTGCATGAAGTCGGTCCGGCACTTGATCAGTTCCCCGGTTTCGCTGTCATTGACAAAAAACGATTGCTCGACAACGCCATCGCGCAACAACGCCGATGCCATCGGATGCCGGTAGACGGCATCGCGCAACCGCAGCATATCGGAATACTGCTCGCTGGGTACGATGATCTTGTCTGCGTGTTCGGCCTCGAATGCCGCCCATTCTTCCTTGTCGGCGTTGCTACGGCGTGCGATTTCAAGACCGCAGACCACGTTGGACGCCACGCTGTCAGGCTCCAAGATGGCGATGTGGCACGCCTGCCCGAACAGTTGCGCCGGCGTGGACGGTTTGATATCGCGATCCGGGTCCAGATACTTCGCCCAGTAGTGCAACTCCGATTGCGTGGCGATGCAGTCCAGGTGCGTCTTGGAGACACCGGGAGCGCCGTGGTATTCATCGTTAGTCATCTGGACAAGCCCATGCAACGGCACTGTCTTGACCACATTTTCAATTTGCATATTCCATCCGCGTGACGTTAAAGTGACTTCACTGTATATCAAATTTGAGTAATTCGCAAGTATTCTTAATCAAATTTTGCTATTCACGATGAAATATAGTACACTTCAACAAAATAAGGAGTTTGTGTGGAGCAACCAAAAAAGAAGTTTTCGATGGTTTTTACTGAAGCGCTAGATGCAATTATCGCTGACGGCGTGACTGTCGGCGTGACGTTGACATCGATCTGTCGCCAGACTGGCATTAGCCGCGCCACGCCGGATCGCTGGCGCAAGACACCGCCGAAAACGATCAGACTCCTTGATGAGATGCAGGATATGATCGACGCCAAGCGGAAGCAGGATGCCGAGGACAATGCCGTGCGGGCTCGGGTGGCGGCTTCGAAAAAATAAACTGAAATTGTTTTGTGCGGAATAGAATTTTGTGCCGCGCAGGGAGATATTATGGCAGCAATTGTGTTGCGGGATTATCAGGATGTGGCAGTGACAGATATTCGTGCCGCGTTCAAGTCGAAGTTGCAACCGGTATTGTTTCAGATGCCGACCGGGGCAGGGAAGTGCTTGGGGCGTGGGACGCCTGTTTTGCTATACGATGGAACGGTCAAACCAGTCGAGAATATTGTTGTTGGCGACCTACTCATTGGTCCAGATAGCAAGGCGCGTACCGTTCAATCGCTTGCGCGTGGCCGCGAGAATCTTTACCGTGTGACACCAGTAAAAGGTGATCCATACATCGTCAATGAAAGCCATATTCTAAGTCTAAAAATCAGTGGTGGAAGCCCGGTAACTGCTGGTGATGGGTTGATGTATGGCGGCGATGAAGTTTGCAACATCTCAGTTCTTGATTATCTAAAATCTTCAAAAACATTCAAGCATGTCGCCAAAGGATGGCGTACCGGAATTGAATTTCAACCACGTGATGTTCATGAGCATTTACCACCATATATGCTCGGCCTTTGGCTTGGAGATGGGACAAATAAATTTCCACATATCAGCACTGCTGATTTTGAAGTTGTTGACGCAATTTGCGAATATGCAATTTCACACAAAATGCGTGTGGAAACTGAGTTTACAAAATCTTGTCCAACTTATCGAATAGTTTCTTATCCAGAAGATGGCCGTGGCCGTGGTAATCATCCAAACAGAATGGCTAATGCGCTTGATTTTTATCATTTGCGTGGAAACAAACATGTTCCAGACGATTACAAATGTAATTCTCGCGAAGTAAGACTTGAAATATTGGCTGGCATCGTTGATACCGATGGATATCTTTCGAATGGTACCTATGATTTGATTTTCAAAGAGCGACGTCTTGCCGATGATGTTGCATATTTGGCGCGATCGCTTGGTTTATCATCCTATGTTATGCAATGTGAAAAAGGCATAAAAAGCACTGGATTTTCTGGTACTTATTATCGTTTAAATATCAATGGCGATGTCGATATAATTCCGTGTAGAGTAGCACGCCGTATTGCATCGCCACGCCAGCAAAAGAAAAGTGTTCTTGTCACTGGCATCAATGTTGAACCAATCGGTGAAGGCGACTACTACGGCTTCGAGATCGATGGTGATCACCTTTTCATGCTCGGCGATTTCACGGTCACGCACAACACCTACACGTTCAGCTACATCGCCGCCAACGCATCCGCCAAGGGCAACTCAACAATCATCATTGTTCACCGCAACGAATTGCTGATGCAGGCCAGCCGCGCGCTGCACAACCTCGGCATTCAGCACGGCATGATCAGTCCGCACTTCACGCCGAATCCGCACCATAAGATTCAGGTCGCGAGCGTAGATACGTTGCTGATCCGGCTCAAGAAAACGCCAGGTAAATTCAAATTCGACCTGGTCGTGTTCGATGAAGCCCACCATGTCACAAAAAACAATAAGTGGGGGAAGGTCTTTGCGCTGTTGGCGGCAAAAAACACGCTGGGCGTGACCGCCACGCCGGCGCGCGGTGACGGTATTGGTATGGGCGTCGATCATGGCGGTATCTTCAAATCATTGGTGACTGGTCCACCGGTGTCGTTGCTGATCGAGCGGGGAATGCTGATCAATCCCGTTGTGTACGCCGGCAAGGTCATTCCCGACTTCTCCAAGCTAAAACCGAACAAAGACGGTGAACTCAATGTCGACGAGGTTGCGGCATTAGTGGATAAGCGTGTCATTACAGGTGACGCTGTTGAGCACTATACTGCGATCTGCCCTGGAGTTCGCGCTGTCGTGTTCTGCGCACGCATAGATCACGCTGAACACGTCGTTGAACAGTTCTGCCAGGCCGGATACAAATTCAAGTTGCTTGTCGGCGCGCCGCGCATGAAGGAGGCTGAACGCGATCAGGTTGTGCGTGAGATCACATCTGGAGTGATACAGGGTATTTGTGTGGTCGACCTTGTGTCGGAGGGATTTGACGTGCCAGCACTCAAATGCTGCATCATGCTCAGGCACGTAGGAACGCTGACGATGTTTCTGCAGATGATCGGGCGCATTATGCGACCAGATGGAACTGATAGCCCAGCGTTCGCGCTGGATCACGTTGGCAATGTCGGCACTATCCTAGAAGGAAAATTCGTGCCAAAGCACGGACTTCCCTGCACCGACCGCGAATGGACACTCGAAGGCCGCAAGAAGGGAAAAAAGAAACAAGCAACCAACGAAATCAAGTTGTCGCAGTGCCCTAACTGCTACTACGTCTTCGAACCAGAACCATGCTGTCCCGCATGCGGCCACGAGATGCCTGTCGCTGGCCGCAAAGAGGCAGAAGTGGTCGACGGCACGCTTGGGCAGATCACCGACGACATGGTCAAGCTGGCGCAGATCTCGCGCAGGCGCGAGATCGCACAGGCGCGGACACTTGAGCAGCTTCAGGCATACGCTGCGCAAAAAGGATATTCATCGGGTTGGGCTTGGCACACTTTTAATTCACGCAAACAGAGGGCATAATGGCATCACTCAATAAAATGCAGGTAATCGGTACACTCGGTCGCGATCCCGATATGAAGACAATGCCGAATGGCGATTCCATTACAGTTGCCAGCGTGGCGACAACTGAGTCGTGGAAGGATAAGGGGTCTGGTGAGAAGAAGTCCAAGACAGAATGGCATCGCATCATCTTCAAAGGGAAACTTGCTGAAATTGCTGGGCAATACCTGAAGAAAGGTGGACAGATATACGTCGAGGGACGGCTTGAGACGCGCAAGTACATCAAAAACGAAATCGAGTATTCGATTACCGAGATCATGGCGGACAACATGCAGATGCTTGGCGGGAAGCCTGCTGATGCAACGCAAACAGCGCATACCGCTGCGCCAGCACAGGCACCAGCAGCTAAGTCGGATGCGCCGTTTTGATATGGCGGCCATGAACTCGGCGTGGATCATGCGCTACCTGGTCCAGCACACATTCCAGCGCAAGGGCTTGCTGATCGTTCCCGAGACATACTGGGCAGGAAGCGAATGCGATCTTCTACTCGTTACCGAGAACCTGCGAATCATCGACATCGAGATCAAAGTCAGCCGCGCCGATTTCAGGCGCGATCAGTTCAAGGACAAATGGTATCACTCGTGGGATTATGGAGTTGATGGGCCTTGGCGTTCAGATGCAAGCCATGAACTCCGCCGCAAGCGCGAGTTCCCGCGCAAGGTCTGGAAGCACTATTTTGCGATGCCTGCCAGCATCTGGAAGCCAGAAATGGTTGCCGATTTGCCGTCGCCAGCATGCGGAGTCATTCTTTTGCACAAAGACTGTGATCGCGAGTGGTGTACCGTCGAGCGCAAGTCGAAGCCAAACAAAGACGCTGAAAAAATTAGTGCAGAATCTGCGATCGACCTCGCGCGGTTGGCGAGTTTGCGGATGTGGGATGCGCTGGTTCGACTTGAGTCAATGAGTGCAGCATGATGGGTATCATCCACGTCGTCTCATGTTCAACTGGCAAGGATAGCGTTGCAACCCTGCTGCTGGCCGTCGAGCGCTTTGGCGCATCAAGGGTGCGCGGCATCCTATGCGATACCGGCAACGAGCATGAACTTGTGTTTCAGCACCGCCTCTATCTGGAGAAAGCAACTGGGGTGAGGATCGTCGTCCTGAAAGCCAATTTCGACGCGGAGATTGCGGCAAAGCGCTTTTTCATCGCGCGCGACAAGCGCACCCGGCGCGAATATGACACCAAGCCGGTTTTCGAGGCGGACGGAACGACGCCGGTTCCAAAACGCGATGGACGCGGAAATATCGTCACCAAGAAGGCGAAGCACGATGGTGTCGATGTCCTTGTGCCGGTGCAAAAGATGGTCAAAGTTGGCGGGGGCCGGCGTGTGCGCTGGTCCAACAAGGCGAAGAGAAGGGCGCTGGCAGCGCTACACCCGACCGGTATTCCATTTCTCGATCTGTGCATGTGGAAAGGACGCTTCCCAAGCCGCAAGGCGCAGTTCTGCACTGAACACTTGAAGCGCGACATGGCGGTTTCCTACCAGTTGGACTTGATCGCGCAGGGTCATACGGTCGTGAGTTGGCAAGGCGTGCGCCGCGACGAGTCGTTGAATCGGGCAAATGCCAAGAAATTCGAGCGCCTTGACGATCACATGTACGTGTTTCGGCCGATTGTCGAATGGACTGCCGAAGACACCTTCACTTACGCGGATTCCAAGGGGATCGATCCGAACCCCTTGTACAAGTGCGGCATGGGCCGCGTCGGGTGCATGCCGTGCATCAATGCCAGCAAGGGCGAGATTAAGGAAATTGCACTGCGATTTCCCGATCACATCGAGAAGGTCAATGAATGGGAACAAAAGGTTGCGGCTTGCAGCAAGCGCCAAGCCGCAACCTTCTTCCCGGCCCCAAGTCGTGGCGAAGTAGTCAATGACGAGAAAGCCTATGCCGCAGACCACAACATCTATTCGATTGTCAAGTGGTCGAAAACAACGCGCGGCGGCAAGCAGTTTTCACTTTTGACAGAATTGCATGAACCAAATAAATGCTCTTCCTCCTATGGGTTATGTGAATGACACGCGAAACCCCAATCCTCCGCACGATCTGGCTCGCCGTCGCCCGCACGACCACGCTGTTCCGCCTCAACACCGGCATGGCGTGGGCGAGCGGCGGCGGCAAGGTCACTAAGCGCAGCGACGGCGCGGCCATTGTCCCGTTCGGGCGCCCGATCGCGCTCGGGTTCAGCAAGCCCGACAACACGCCGTTGGCAGGCTCCAGTGATCTCATCGGATGGCACTCCATCACAATCACACCCGAGATGGTCGGCGCGCGCATCGCAGTCTTCACCGCAGTCGAAGTCAAGCGCACTGGCGGCGGACGGCGCCGACCCGAGCAAATCACATTCATTGACAACGTCCGCGCGGCCGGCGGCATCGCTGGCTTCGCATCCTCACCCGATGACGCAATAAAAATAATCAGCGACTGGTTTCCACCAATCAATTAATTTTTGGGAATTATATAGATGACTACCTCAAAGAAGGATTGAGCGAATGAGTTTCACGACACGGACAGAAGCCACCCGCGACGATTGGCAGACGCCTTTGGCGCTGGTCTCGGCGCTCGGCACCTTTGACTTGGACCCCTGCGCGAACTGTGACGCGCCGATGCGACTGGCGACACGAGGGTTCACGCTTGCGGACGACGGCTTATCGCAGGAATGGGCGGGGAGAGTTTGGATTAATCCGCCATACGGCGCGGTCGCCCGCGTGTGGATTGCGCGCCTAGCGCAACATGGCAACGGCATTGCCCTAATCCCGCCGCGCCTTGGCGCGAAGTGGTTCCATGAGGCTGTTCTGGACACCTTCGACGGCATTTTATTCCACAAGGGGCGCATCGCTTTCCTCGACCCCGGAACCGGGCTTCCTGTCAAGGGCAATAATGCTGACAGCATCTTCATCGCATACGGCGCGACGAACGTGGCCGCGCTAGAAACCTCGGGCCTTCCCGGTAAGATGTGGAAAGCGCGGTGAAAGGGAGTCATCTATATAATTCCCTAATTTTTTTGTCAATACTGTGTGCGTTTGCGCACAGACAAGCAAAAAATTACTCAAAAATATACACGTCCAACAACAATTCGCGAGTAAAATTCTATCCGTTAATGTTGCCATTCGTTTCCGACAACATGGCGAGGGGAGACTAGGCTTGCAATCGAAAAGTGTCGACTGCCGACACCTGTCCCCCCCCTGTTTTTTTGCAGCCACTAGCCACCGCAGAGGGTCGTGCATGACAAAAAATAATAATGGTGCCACACATGGCATCTGAACAAGACATCATCGCTCAGTTCAGGACCGCGATGGCGGAAGCAGACATCCTCGTTGATGACGACATCATCGCAGACGGAAAAATTCACAGGTACCACGTCCAGGATGACCGCAAGGGAAGCAAAAACGCTTGGGCAATTCTCTTCATCGACTCCACGCCTGCCGGCTCGTTTGGGTGCAATAAGCGATTCGGTGAAAAGGTCAAGTTCAAGTGGAGCCTGCAGGAAGACCGGGCGCCGCTGACGACAGAAGAACGCCGCGCCTTCGCCGCCAAGATGGCAGAGACGCGGGCGCGCAAAGCCGCAGAAGAGGCCCAGCGTCACGCCAATTCCTGTGTCCGTGCCGTAGCACTTATCGACGCGTCAAAACCAGCTGCAGAGCATCCATATCTTGCGCGCAAGGCCGTCAAGGCGCATGGCATACGCATTGGGGCGTGGCCGGTCACCAATCCCGACACCGGCGAAGTCACCATCGTCTCCGAGACCGCGCTCCTGATACCGCTGCGCGACATCGACAAGAAGGTCTGGAGCGTGCAAGCTGTTTTCGCTGACAAATCAAATATCCTTGGCCGTGACAAGGATTTCCTGTCCGGCGGCCGCAAGCAGGGGCTATTCTTCACGATCGGGAAGCCCGTCGACAAGACGTTCGTACTCGGGGAGGGTTACGCGACTTGCGCGACAATCCACGAGGCAACAGGGCATGCCGTGGTAGTCTGCTTTGACCGTGGCAATCTCATCCACGTCGCACGGATCCTGCGCGCCAAGTTCCCAGGCCATCGCATTATCGTCGCCGCCGACAACGATCAATGGACCACGGCGCCGGTCGATAACCCTGGCCTCACTGATGCCAGGGCGGCGGCGATCGCCGTCGAGGGCCTGCTCGCGGTCCCGCCGTTCGTCGAAGCCGACTGCACAGCCGACTTCAAACCTACCGATTTCAATGACCTCGCGGCTCTGCGCGGCGCCGACGCCGTGCGCGCCGAATTCGCGGCACCGTTTGATCCCGCCGTGAAGGAACCGGACGCGGCGCCACATCTACACTTAGTCGGGCTGGAAGATATCGCCGGCGCACCAGAGAACGCGCCGCTGCCAGTCGACGACGACGGCATCCCGCCGACAGTGCGCGCAAACATGTTTTTTTCGATGTTGGGCTATGACCATGAGCGATATTTCATTTTCAACCACAAAAAGCGCCAGATCGTCATCTACACCAAGGGTGATTTCAGCGATGGCGGGTTGATCGAACTCGCGCCGCTGCTGTGGTGGGAGTCGCATTTCAGCGGTGGTGCCAAGGGCGGCATCGACAAGCGGTCCGCCATGGACGTGCTGGTGCGGTTGGCGCATCAGCGTGGCATCTACGATATCTCGCGTATTCGCGGGCGTGGGGCGTGGACAGACAGGGGCCGGATCGTGTACCACCACGGCGGACACCTCACTGTCGATGGCGTGGATACGGACATCACTGAACTCGATTCGAAATACGTCTATGAGCTCAACAAGTCGTTGCCGGACATGGCGACGACGCCGATGACTGACGCCGACGGCAAGCGCGTGCTCGAACTCGCCAGCATCTTCCGGTGGACGCGACCGGGGTCGGCGGTTTTGCTCGCGGGATGGCTGGCACTCGCCCCCGTTTGCGGAGGCATCAAGTGGCGTCCGCATATCTGGCTGTCGGGGTCCGCCGGGTGTGGGAAATCGAGCGTGCTGAACGAATACGTGCATTGGTTTATGAACGGATGCGATTTATTCTGTGTCGGGTCAAGCACAGAGGCCGGTATCCGCCAGGAACTCAAGGGCGATGCGCTGCCGGTTCTGTTCGATGAGTCCGAGTCGAATAACGACCGCGAGGCTCTGCGTATCCAATCCATCCTCGCGCTCGCCCGTCAGTCATCGTCAGAGATGCAGGCAAAGACGTATAAAGGCACCGCCGGCGGCGACGCCCTCTCATTTCATATCCGGTCGATGTTCTGCATGGCGTCAATCCAGGTCGGGATCAAGTACCAGGCAGACATCGAGCGCGTGGTCGTGCTGTCGCTGCTGCCAAAGGGCCGCGATGACCCCGACCCCGCTGCTACCTGGCAAACGATGTCGGCGCGTATCAGAGACGTGCAAGCCGATGATGACCTCCCCGGGCGTCTATTTAGGAGAGCGTTGACGCTCCTGCCGACAACGCTGAAAAACATCAAGGTCTTCGCTGAGGTCGCGGCGACTAAATTCGGTAGCCAGCGCGACGGCGACCAATACGGGACACTGCTCGCCGGCGCGTGGTCGCTGATCAGCACCGAACTGGCCACATACCAGGACGCCGCAAATCTCATCGAGAAATACGACTGGTCAGAGCACCGCGAGTCAAACGAGGTCGATGAAGGCCAACGCGCGATATCGGCGCTGATGGAGGCGCACATCCGCGTATCAGGTGCAGACGTGACCGTGAACGAACTCATCCGCACTGCCAAGGGCTATGAAGTCCTTGGTATGAATATGGCAAACGATGCCGCGCACGCTATCCTGGCGCGCTATGGCATGCGCATTGACGGCATGCGGTTGATGCTGTCAAATAATTCAGGCGAGCTCAAGAAGTTGATGGCGGGGACGCCGTTTGAAGCTGATTTGAGGGGCGTTCTCTTGCGGACAAAAGGGTGTCTGCGCGTCGATCGCCCGGTAAAATTTTCCGGCGTGGTTGCGCGCTGTATCTCGATCCCGCTCGATGACCTGATCAGCGATGACGTCGAATATGCGGGTACTGACACCGTGGTGAGGTTCTGATGTCTGATATCGTGGTTCCGAAGTCGTTTGTGGATGACTTCAATTTTGTGATGGCGCACTATGGCGTCATCGGGTGCGATAGCGACGACATCCGCAAGAGCGTACGCGCGCATTTCAATACTGACTCGGTGTGGGTCACTGAGACTGCTGCATTACTGCGGTGGATGACTGCGACCTGGCGCGGCATGCCGACGCCAGACCTGTGCCGTGGCTACATGGCTGCGTGCCGGCATTGGCCGGCGGATGATACTGTGTTTCAGCGCTGGGGGATATTGCTGCTGGTGCGCGAATGCTGGCGGTTACGGGATCGGTATCAGGTGGCCGACTCGGTTGAGGCGTCCGCCTGAGTTATTTGCATAGGATGCAAAAATTTTGGATCCTATGCAAACCATTTTTTGCGCTATCTGGAGCGCGAGGGAATTTATTCATCATTGCACCCGCAAGTATGGCCCCAATCACCACATCGAATGCACCAACCATTTTCTAGCAAGTGCATGCGGAGTTCGTGATGCAGGGAAGTAAATTTCTTAAAAGATTCTTCTTGATCGTCTTTCCAATACGGACGAACTTTGAAATCCAGCAGGGTATCAATGTCTTTAAATAATTCCGTATCGCGATCATGCCTGCTTTGTGCTGATTTCGTGCTGGACGCCAGCAAAGCAGCATTATCCTTTTGCAGACTATCAATCTTCGATTGCTGCTCTGCGATGACTCGCTCTAGTGCTTCGCTCATTTAAATCCTTTCAGTTTTATCTTCGGCTTAACATCGACTTGTACAAGGCATTGATGATTGAGCGTTCCCTCGGCTCGGTTATCGCCTTTAACGATGATGCGCATCCTGTTTCTATCGAAATTTCTACGAACCAACTTAAACCATTCGCCAGTACGCAGCAATTTAAAACGAGCGCCATCGGAAACTAGTCTTAGTTCGCAGATCATTTCAAATATTCCCCATCGCGCTCTGTCCAGACGCATCTTGCCCGACGATATTGCCGCGTTGCGGGCCGGGTGCGCGAGTATTCCATTGCTCAATAGCCCCAGCAGTATTCACAGAGTGCCCGGCAGGCAGCGAGCTATTGGTCTTTGCAACCTCGAATTTAATCCCGCAATGGCAGGAAACATTCATCCAGCGATGCGTATCGCCTTCGGAAAAGTAAATTTCCTCGCCGCGGCACATCGGGCATTCACGCGGTTCACTCATGATTGCCTTTCTGCTGTGCGATTGCGGCATCGATTGCTTCTCGCAATGTCAACCCATCGCCAAAATCGTCATCAAAATCGAAGTAATCATTATCAATTCCGCAACCAGAAAAACTAGATACCCAAACCAAATGTTTGCAAACCGTATCCACTAGCTTTGACCCTGCGTACAGAGCTATACCTACTTCTACGTTATCAGATCGCAGTATGGCAGACAGCCAATCCAGCCTATCCTTATCCTTCTCGCGCTCGGCTTTGAGCGCGTCAAACTCTATTTCTTTTTCGGCAAGAAGTGTTTCAAGTCTGCGGAGCATTTCAAAGTACTCATTACGCTCGTCAATGATTTTCTTCACCACAAACATATTGTGTTGCTCGGCTTTGAGGTCGGCAACAATATCATCAAGATTAAGGGGCGTCATAAATGCCGCCCTTCAATTTTTTAAGTCCTAATTCCGCTGCCGTCAAAGCGCAATATTCCTCGGACAATTCAACGCCAATAGCACTGCGCTCTAGGTTGCGGGAAACGCGCATCGTTGTACCAGACCCCGAAAACGGATCAAGCACCATATCGCCAGGCTTAGTAAATAACTTAATAAACCATTCCGGCAAACTTTCAGGGAAAGCCGCGCTGTGTTTTTTGTTTCCGCACTCTGTCGCCAGGTGCAATACGTTCGCCGGGTAAGCCATTTCCCGACCTATCCAGTTTTCAATTTTCTTTCCAAAGCCGCTGCCAACTTTTGATTCATCGCGCACGCGGTCGGTTTCGCTTAATGCCTTGAGCCGTGAATTCTTCCAATCGCCCATTGGAACCATTACAGCGTCTTGATACATAGCGAACTGCTTTTGCTTTGTGAAATGAATGCATCGCTCCCAAGCGTCACGAAAGCGGTTAGGCCATTTCCCAGGGTAACAATTTCGCTTGTGCCAAATATATTCTTCCGTCCACAGCCAGCCACGTTTACGCATTTCAATGATTAGTTCCATCACGTAGGTGTGGCGTTCGCCATCAACGACCCGTTCCTTGATATTCAAAATGAAAGAGCCTGTTGGCTTCAAAACGCGCTGCAATTCGTCCGCTATTGGCATGAACCACTCTACATAGTGATCGGCATGAACCCCGCCATAAGTGCTTTTACGTTGGTCCGCATATGGTGGCGATGTTACGATCAAGTCCACGCTTTCGGCGGGAACCGTCCGCAGCACTTTGGCGCTGTCACCTTTGATAAGGAGCAACGCGGGATGCAAAATTTCAGCACAATCTCTTCCGCCTTCGCAATCCAAACAGTCGATATTTGAAATATGAGATCCACATCCATTGCACATTACAAAATCTGATAGTGAGTCTCCGTAATTGTGCGGCGACTTGTAAAAATCAACGCGAACTACTTCTGCGCCTCCGCAAAACGGGCAAGGTTTCAACTCACTCATGACTGCACTCATGATCTATTCCTTTGGTGGATTGGATTGTAGAGCCGAAGACGCGAGGAAAAGGAGGGCGAAGAAGGTTAGGCATGAGGAGCCTCCTCCTGCTGCACGATAGCGGCATCAATAGCGGAACGGGCAGAATTGCCGTAATCTCGGAATGGTCAGGGCCATCTGGGAAATTACTCATTTCGCAGCCTTAATCGACCGCACGTTTTTAACCGGAGATGGTGCCGCAACTGGCGCTGCCGCACGCAAACGCGCGCGCTCGAATTCGATACTGATGCGGATGTCAGTATGGTCTTTATCGCGCCACTCGATTTTGTGCCCCAGTACAGGATGTTTCAGGTCATGGATTTTGTTCAAGATATCCTCCCAATAGAATTAATGCAGCGATGATGATCAGAACCAGAGTCTGGTGGCGGTCTGCCCAGCGGTAGAGGCTATTGAACATCCCCACGGATAAATCCGGGGGATTCCGGTCGGAGTTATGCGACATGGCGTAACTCCTGATTCGCGGCACATCCCATGCCGGACAAGAGGGTGTTTACGGCAGCATTTACGTCTCTGTCGTGGCGGACTCCACATCCACATTCCCAATGTCTTACTGATAGTCCTGCCCATCCTTGCGGCCCGGTTAAAGCTCCGCATGACGAACAAGTCCTAGTGGAATTACGGGAAACGACTTCGATGTATTGAGTACCGCTTTGAATGCTCTTGTAACTCAACATTGACCGAAGTTGAGCATGCCCACTGCTGGATACGCTCTTCCCAAACTTCTTTGCTATCCCCTTGATGTTGTCCTTCGAGAAAACGATCAAGGTATTCTCTTGCACCAGTCGCAGCGATAGCTTGTGATTCCTGTCTTTGCGCTGGTTCTTGATGCGCTCATGCAATCTCGCTACCTGCTTGCGATTGATGCCGCGCTGTGCCTGTCCTAGGCGATCTAGCGAGGCTTGCAACTCCTTCGGGTGCGGTACCTTCTCGCCGTCAGAAGTGGTGATTAAATCTTTAAAGCCGGGGTCTATCCCGATCATGCCGTCCGCCGTGCGCTGGATAGGTTTGCGCTCCGCATCAATGAACAGGCACAGATACCAGCCGGAAGCGCGCTTGATGATGCGTCCGCACTTGATCTTGCCTTTCGGTATGTCCTGCTTATGGAAGCGCAACAACCCGATACCGGGCAGTTTGATGTGGTTTCCTTCCTGCGACTTTATGGGGTCAGGGAACGGGATTGAATTGAGTTTGTTGCGCATTCCTTTTAGCTTCGGCTTTCCGCCGATCTTTTTGAAGCATCTTGACCATGCCGTGTGAACCTGCGCCAACATGCCCTGTACTGTGTGACTCGGTATGTCGATCTTCTTCCCGTGGTCGGCAAGGATATTCTGAAAGACCATGCCGGTATAGTAAATCCCATCCTTCGCATCAAGTTCGATCTTGCGCACGGCGAAATTATGAACCGCAGTCAAAGACCACAGCCAATCGTTAAGCTGCGCTTCTTTATTGGCGCTTAACCTGAGTTTTACTTGTGCCTGAATCATGCTGATTTTTGCTGTCTCACACTCTGTTCAATTAGGTCGCCATGATCGCGTTCCCATGCCCTGGTGTCGGCTTTATCGGCGGCGGCATCCTCTTGCGCGCGCTCGATGCGCGCCTTAAAAATCTCCGATGCTGCCGCCTCTGCAGCATCGGTCCAGTATTTTTCAACGATATCGCGAAGTCCAGATGATGTAGGCAAGTGGTCGCGGAGAACGCCTGCCAGCGTGAGCCACTGCGCGCTCGACATCTCGGATACGGCCTCGCAGATGTGCTCGGAAGTGAAAGGATAATATTCGCCCTTTGGCGCAGTCAACTCGGTCACGATATCCGATATCGCCTCCGAATAGGCGTCGTCTTTTTCCTGCTCTGCAAGGTACCGGTTTAATGCCTCGGTGACTGCGCATCGTTCTACCATGTCAACCCCTAAAAATTGTGGACGCAGAGAAAGTGCTCGCTGCGGTGGATACCTAACTCGACACCGTCAAGCATCTGGTAGCTGACCTTGACGCCAAGCAGCGGGAACGCGCCGCCGGCAAGCGCCCACTCCGTTTGCTCTGTGGCCACCCCAGTTTCTGGCTTGTCCACCATCTTACTGCATAGGCGAAGGTCTTCGCGGTGATGGCGCGCCCAGATGACGGCGAAGACCTCGGCGCTGGTGGGGATTCGTTTCATGGCGGTCACCGATACCGATTGGCAAGCGCTACGCGACTGGCAATGCGCGCCGCATAACAACTATCGTGGTCGTGGAAGAAGTGCATGGTGCCGCCGTCGCTGGTGGACACATCCAAGGCCGCGCCGACATCGTTAACCGTCACCGTATAGTTCTCGTCCTGCTGGTGGGCGATGTACTGGCCGGGTGTGAATGAGATCTCGATGCAGTCACTGTGCTGTTGGTTGGCAGCGTACCATCTCGCAGGTTCTGGCCGCCGTGGCGGATCATAATGCCTCTCTATCGGCGGCGCCAACGCAATCGTGTTCGGCTGCGGATGGTGCAAGTAAATAGCAAGCGACCCGATCCAGACCGTCATGACGGCTGCGAATATCCAGGCTATGGCTGATGTTTTCAAGGTGATGCTCCTGGTAGTTGATTGGATTATGCCGATTATGCCGGATTGGCACACCGACGAAGCCACTGCTGGAAACTGAGAATGTGCTGCCGGAAATACTCGGTGGCGATGTATTCGCGGTATTTGGTGTGATCGGTGATGTACATTTTGCTCTCCCTGAGTCCTTGATTTAATAATAGACCTTAATCAAATTTAAGTAAAGTCCTTTTTTGAGTAATAGTGACATGAACCGTAGCCGGTGTCGCAACGAAGCAACTTGTGATAATGATATCACTACCACGCAAGTAACTCTATCCCCGCAGTGTTACCACAGAAAAACCGTTACCAAGCACGTAAGTAATTGATTTTAAACGTAAAAAACGTAACAATTGTCTGTTACCCAATTGTTACGCCGCGCCCATCAAAATCGATCGGTTACAAAAATTGTTACCCTGTTACGGTAACATCGACGTAAGTCATTGATTTTAAAGGGGTAACAAGTAACGGTAACAATCGCCGGGGAGACCTATACATATATGCGTATCACACGACATATATATAATTGTCATATACACAATATCCATAACCTCATATGTATCTATATATATAAATCTATGTAACTTTGTAACTGTATATATAAAGGAGGTGAAAAACGTAACGAAATCAAAGACTTAGGCTCGTAACAATTTCGTAACAACGGGTAACAATCGCTGTTACGCTGTTACCGTGACGTTTTGATAAGTATTTGCACCGAGTAGCATGTCGGAATGGTGGCGTCTGTGCGTTTCCAAGCAGACACATCTTTGACATCCTCCCCGCCCTGAAGGGCGAGGTTTTACGCACAAATCCGATAAACTAAAAGAAATATCTTTATTTGATTAATTAGAATATGCTACCATCCACAAAAATCAATTCAGGGATGACGAAATGCTCTATTTCTTGCGTGAAGAGATGCCTGGCAAGCAGTTCTTTGACTGCGACAAATACCACTCTACCCTGACGGTCGATAGCTGCGCTGTCATGTGGCGGCAGGCCAATCACAACAGCATCGAGCGCATGTACAAGTGCAAATCCTGCCCGGTCGGCGCTTTGCACGCTGGCGAGACAGCTGCCAACATGTCCCCCATCAAAGGCACTGTCACTTGCGCGCGTTGCCACGAGGGTGCGCCACGGCTAATCTACCGGCATCTGTGTGTGAGCTGCTACAACCGCCAGCTTGAATGGATCAAGGGCCGGAACGCCAAAGGCAAGTGGCCACTGCGCATGTTGCGCCTAGATACGCGCGTGCTCGGGTACATGTCTGGCGATGAACCGAAGGTCTTGCGCTTCCAACTCTGCGTCGATACCGTCGAGTTGATGTGGGCGGCGCTGCGGGATAGCCAGAAAAAAGTACGCTTCGCATTCCGTGGTGAGTTCGGGGGCCCGATCAACCAGATGAGGCTGTTCTGATGGCGAAGAAGCAGTATTCACCGGACCAGTTCGGCTGGGATCTCACACAGCATGTTTGCCGCGTGTGTTTGGGCCGCATCATCCACCGCTACACAGTCGAGCAAATCCATGTCCATCGCTGCACCAACTGCGGCACTGAGACGCGCAGCGAGCACGATACAGTGCATGCACTATGTGCTTGTGGCATCAAACTCCGCAACCACAAAGACGCAGGTATCCGTTGCGTGGTCAACGATAAAAAATGCCCCGAGCAACCGGCCGAGATCGTTGCGGTCCAGGTTGAACCGGAATTCCTTGTGCGGAAGTGAGTTAATCATTTATAATACATGACATGAAAAAGCGCATCTACATCAGCGGGGCCATGACTGGACACCCGCAACTCAATTTCCCGGCCTTCCACGCTGAAGCTGCGCGTCTACGCGGTGAAGGTCACGAGGTTGTCAACCCAGCAGAGATCAATCTTGACCCTGGCGCCGACTGGGCGACATGCCTACGCGCTGACTTGGCGGCGCTCCTGCAGTGCAATACCATACGCATGCTCGACGGCTGGATGGCGTCGCGCGGTGCGGTCTTGGAGCACCACGTTGCTGTGCATCTTAACTTCGAGGTAATTTATCCGTGAAAGCACCACTCCCGCGTGATCTCGGCGCCGAGATAACGACGTTCGTAACTGTCAATCCTGGCGCCACATGCGATCATATGGCGGACCATTTCGACATCGAACTCGATGTCGCCTATACGATGCTGGTCGATCTCGTCGACCTCAAGCAGATTTGCAGTGCAATCACGCGGCAGGATGGCAAGACCATCACTGTCTACCGAGCGCCTGGGGCCGAACTGCCGACGATATTCGAGAAAGCGCTGGCAAGCGCTGAAGTCGCCGCCGGTGGCCAGCCGCAGACTGCAGAGCAAAAGGCGATTGCGTTCATTACCGCCAACGGCGGCAGCGCCACCAGCGACGAACTCGCGCATGTCCTTGGCCTCAAGCCAGGGCAGTTCCCGTCGACATGGCTGGCCGGCGCGATCAAAGGCGGCAGGATCAACAAGAACAGCCGCCAGTGGTCGCTTGGCGCTGGATCAGCGCCGGCACCGCTGAAGCCGTTGGTGTTCAATCCCGCTATCAGCACGCGCGCGGTTGACGCAGCGCCGGAGCCTGCACCGCACGTGCCCGCAACCGACGACGATTACAAAAAAGACTACAAGGAATTCACGGGTTTGGACTGGCCGACCGAGGACTTGCCCGCACCGACGACGACTGCGCGCGAACTCACTGACACTCGCATGCAGGTCGAGTGGAGTCTCGGCGATGCCACGTACATTATCACGGCGCCGACAGCTGAGGATATTGCACATGTTGAGTCGCTACTTCATGGCGACAAGCAGGCGGCTGCATCCGGTCCGCTGCGCATCGCTGCGGCATCGTTTGCGATCTGGAGTAGCGGCGAACTCCACATCGCCGATGGCGATCGCACCGTCGCAACGCTGTCGCGCGAACAGGTCGTTGAGATGCTGGACTATCTCAGCGTGTTTGATGTTGCCAGGGGTAAAAAGTGAATACTGCCGTAGCCGACAACCAAATCCAGCGCGAGGTCGAATCCTGCGCGCGCGACCTGGTGATAGCCGCGAACAAGCTCGGGCTCGTGGTCACCATCTCGCAGCGGCCTTTCCCGCCGCTCGCCATGGGGAATTATGAGAGCGTTGTCGAGGTGCGGGAACGGTTGGTGCGGGGATGACCGTTACGATCATGGTTGGCGATGTCCGCGAGCAGTTGCGCAAGTTGCCCGATAACTCAGTGCATTGCGTCGTGAGCAGCCCGCCATATTGGGGATTGCGCGATTATGGCGTCGATGGCCAGCTCGGACTTGAAGCAACGCCGGCGGAATTCATCGCCACGATGGTGGCGGTGTTCGAGGAAGTGCGTCGTGTGTTGCGGCCGGACGGCACTTGCTTTATCAACATGGGTGATTCTTACTGGTCAGGTGCTCAACGTGCAGCCTCTTGTGGCACCTCCGGCAAAGTACCTGCAGATTCGATAGATCATGGTTGTCTTTGCGGAAATCTTTGTGATGGGTGTCGCAAGGCGTCTCGCATTGGCAAATTTCACACCGGTTCTCGGCTCGCTGCCATGCCAGAGCCTTTGCAGTCCGAGTCCAGCCGCGGGCATACGGTATCTGTGACCGACCGTTTTCCCACATTGGATTCGTCTCTCCAGGCTGCCCACACCGAAGCCGCCATTCTGGGTCAGCCAAGTTCTTCTGGGCTCGCAGACGTGCCGCTTCGCGCCGCTCCGGCGTCCACCAATCAAGGATTTTCTTTGCCACCTCCGGCTTCGTGCTTGCCGATACAACGCCGGGCCGACGAATGCCTTTCGTGCGGGTGCTCATTGCCTGATTGCGATCCGGAGTTCTCTCATACGGTGGCGTGCAATTTTTGCATAGCCGAGCGCGCGTCGGTGTCTGGCACTGTGGGCAAGGATGCTTTGGGCTTGGCATCCGGACATTCTACCAGTGCGGCCCTGAAACCGAAAGACCTTGTGATGATGCCGCACCGACTGGCGATCGCGCTACAGGACGCCGGCTGGTGGGTTCGTCAAGACATCGTTTGGTCGAAACCCAATCCCATGCCAGAAAGCGTCACTGACCGCTGCACCAAGTCGCACGAATACATTTTCTTTCTGACGAAAAGTGCGAAGTATTACTACGATGCCGAAGCGATTAAGGAACCGGCGCAAACATGGTCTGGGCAAGCAGCAGTGTTTGATCGCACTGGGCCTGTATCTGAGCATGTCTTACCAGGGCAATCGGCTGCGCAACATCGGCAAAGACTCCCCGGTAATGTCAACCCGCCGAAAGGCCAAGTAGCTTACGAAAATGGTGATGACAGTCACCGGACAAAGGCAGGATTACTGGCCTATGCTGAAAAGCAGCGCTCCATAAAAATCAAGGTTCCAGGAGGATGGGATACTGATGCTGGAGCCCACGGAACGATTCACCGCGAAGGCCGCAACGAAGCAGAATATAAGGAATATGTGCCGTCAGAAAAACGCAACAAGCGCAGCGTCTGGACGATGGCAACCCACTCGTTCAAGGATGCGCATTTTGCCACCTTCCCGCCGGAATTACCGGAGACGTGCATCAAAGCCGGATCAAGCCAGCATGGCGCATGCTCTGTTTGTGGAACTCCATGGCGACGAGATACTGAATCGACATTTGTCCCACAGAGTGATGTCAGCGAAGAAAAAGGCGTGCGTGGCGCTGGCGATCAAAAGCCTTTGGATGCATCAAACCACAGAGATGGTTTCCCGCGTGGAAATACCAATGTCGAAACGATTGGTTGGTCGCAAGCATGTAAATGTGTTGGCGCGCATGTGGTACCGTGTACCGTACTCGATCCATTTTTCGGCGCCGGCACCACCGGGCTGGTTGCCGATCGGCTGCAGCGCCATTGCATAGGAATCGAACTTAATCCGGCCTACGCCGAGATGGCGCGCAAGCGCATTCTCTCCGAATCAACATTATTTGCTGACATCATCATGGCGTGATATCAGAATATAATCATGAGCGAATTCAAACCCATAGATACCCTAGCCGATCTGGCGCGTCAGGACTTGGTATGCGGTGACATCGAGGCAGGCTACATCGCTGGCGTCTACGGCGCGCCGGAACCGATTGCCAGCACGTTCTCGCGTGCGTTCTGGCACGGCTGGCGCAATGGCCGTGTCGATGGCGCGCACGATGACCCCGATGAATACCATGCCAGGCTGGCAGCAGCCTATTCCGAACCACAATGGCTTCACTGAGGACAATATGACCACCACCACCAACGCCGTCACCGTATCCGCCTTTTTCGATGCCATCCTGACGCGCACAGGCGTGAAAAATGATCGTGCGCTGGCGCGCCTGATCGACATCGATCCCTGCAGCCTGTCGAATATGCGTGCCGGCCGCGCCGGCATGGGTCCAGTGATCCTGCTGCGCGTGCATGAGGCAACGGAAATATCCATTGCCGAATTGAAGCGTATGGCAGGCTGGCCGCCGGCGCGGGCGTTCAGCCGTGGATGATTTCGGCCCATACAGCACGCCGGATCCAAATACCGGACCGGCGGCTGTGTGCGCGCGGCTAATACGCGACCCCACGCACAAACACATTGTCGACAACGACATCGTAATCGAGTACCTGATGTGCGGGAAGCAAAAGCGGCATCAGGGCCGCTCAATTGCAGGGTCCGTGCATCTGCCAAAAGTCCAGGGTAAGCTGGGCGATCTCTTCGAGCAACTGCTGACAGCGCACTTCGGCGCGCTCCCCGACTTCCTGATGGTCATTGACGAACCCTGGTGGAATGCCGCCAGCGAGATCGATCGCGAGGCATTGTGCTGGCATGAACTCTGTCATATCCAGCAAGAAGTCAACGAGTTCGATGACCCAAAGTTCGACCGCGATGGCGTCCCCGTCTACGGGCTCCGCGAGCACGATGTCACGGCGTTCCATAGCGAAGTCGCACGTTACGGTGCCTGGAGTCCAGATTTACAGGAATTTGTTCATTCAATTAACCAAAAACGAGGCATAATCACGTCATGACCTTCATTTCATACTATCGCCAAGCCGCTTGGCATGTCTTCAGCAGCGTCATCGTGCAGGTTGGTATGGTGCTTATGCAGATATTGATTCTCGCTCTGTTGATGGCTCGGTGCACGTTGCTACCTATCACGGCGGCGCTGATGGCGTTCGACCTCATCGACAAAGACGCGGCGGCGCGCCGGTACGACAGCCTACTCGAAGAGGACCACACAGAATGGTGACCGCGATTGAAGCCAAGATCAACGAACTCGCGGCGGCGCTTGTGGCGGCAGGTAAATTTCCAGATATCGCCAGCGCCCGCGCCGATGTCCGCCACCGCCTCGGCGCTGTCATCGAACCCGAGACGCTGGCAAAACGATTTGAACCCGGGTATCCGCTCGGGTAACCGCATCGGCGCGGCACGCCGGAATTATTGGAGATACACATGGCAAAGGCACCACAAAAAGTATTGAGACCGTTATTGGATCGCGAAGACCGTCACTCGCCATCGCCATCGGAGTCAGGGCTGGCACCATTGAACGAAATCCCAAGTCGTCTTCAGGAAATTTCAAACGAATTGAGCGATCTCGAAGACGCTGCCGGGTCACTGGTGCAGAAGATCATGCCGGTTTTGCGTGATATGAGCAGCGATAAAGCGCTGGGCGTTGATAATCCGCCATCTCAATCGGCGCTTGGTGCCCAACTGCAGGATCTCATCTTCCGCATTGGATGTCTCACACAACGCATGCGCGACGCCAGCAACCGCGTCGAACTGTAACCCGAGCCGGCGGCTGCCGGCATCACCACAGGAGCAATAATGATAGAACCAACCGTCGGCCGCAAAGTATGGTATCGGCCAAAATTGTGCTTTTCCGCGTTTCCGCCAAAGTTAAGCGATGACAATAAACCTGTTATGGCGCACGATCAACCATTCGACGCCACGGTATTGCATGTCAATGACGATGGCACAATCAATGTTCTGGTCTGCAACGAGATCGGTGCGCAGATGGGCCTGACAGACATCGTTCTCGCCCAAGACCGTCCCGCTGAACCCGGCGAGTGCGAGTGGATGCCATATCAGGTTGGACAGGCAAAGACTCAACCTGCTGCGGTTCCAGTCCTTGAGGCTGGGTGTACTGGCGGATGCAAAGGCCATTGCCACACCAGTCCTGGACCGGTTCACGATGGCACAGACGCTGCCTGACACAGCAAAAAATCCACTCTCATTGATAGTGATAGTACATTGAGAGTCTTGATAGTGTGCATGAGAGTGGATATCCAACATGAGCGCGCCGAAAAATGCGGAAAAGTTGGCGGTAAAGATTGCAATCAGTGAACACCTGAAACTGTATGGTCCGCGGGAATGGCCTGATTTTTTCGACAAATATCCAAATGTTTCAAAAGCGTCGATGTGGCGCTGGATCAAAGAGGTCAAAGACGATCTGGAGCGCGCCACCATCGACGGCGGCATGGACCTGAAGTTGATGCAGAAGCGGATTCGGTCGAACGCCAGCCCAGAACGATCTTCCCGAGAACTCAAAAAGCATATCCCAGTCGCGCCATCGCCAGCCGGGCTGGTCGGTCTCGGTTCCGAGAATGTTGGCGAAGTATTCATATTCCTTGAGCAATTCAACGAACTCGTGCGCGACATGAAAATGCTGCGCAAGCACTCCGTCGAGTTGCAGGCGGACGGTGAAGAAAAGATCAAGAACCCGATGCTGTTCGACCGCAGTCTTGGGCGGCGCCTGGAATTGCTTGAAACCTGGCTGCACTCGCAGGATATGGTTTGGAACCTGGAGCGCATGCAAGAACTTTACATGATGATAATAGAAGAGGTCGGCAAGGTCGACGCCGATACCCAGCAGGCGATACTCTCGCGCATCCGCACGCTCAACAACAAGCGCGGGCTCACCATTGACGCGAGGTTGTACTGATGGGGCGCGTCGCAAAAGTGAAGCGGTTCGATCCGGCGGCGTCGCTGGACGAGTTGATATCCAGGTTGGAGGTTCATACTGGATACAAAGTACCCAGCACCACCGTTATCCCAGATGGCATGGGTTTCCGGGAATGGTGCGGCGGCCTCGCGCACGATGGCCTGAAGGTCGACGGAAAACCGTTTCGTCTTGATAACCGACCCGCCATGGCATGGGTCTACGACCAGATCCCCACCACCGCCGATGAGGCGTACCGTTATATTCTTGTCATCATGAAGTGCGCCCAGGTCGGTTTCACCGTGATGGAGATCCTGGCCGCTTTGTACCTCGGGCTCAAGTTTGGGCCCTGCACCGTCGGCATGTTCCTGCCCGACATGAATCTTGCTGGCATCAAGTCGACCGAGCGCTTCATGCCGATCGTGCGCAGTATACCCTCGGTTCATGCCATGATGCGCCAGGATGCTGCGGACGGCAGCGGGCGCAAGGCCGGCGAGGGCAATGTCACCAAGCGGCGGCTCAACGATGCCCTCTATGTTTTCAGCTGGACGAGTGGTCGCGCCACGACGGAGTCCATCCCGATGGACGTCCTCAACTTCGACGAGGTCCAGGAGATGACACTGGACCAGATCGAGAAGACGTACGAACGGCTCAGCGCGTCTGAAGTGCGGTTCATGTTGATGGGAAGCACGGCCAATTGGCCAGAGAGTGACATCCACCACTGGTATCTGCGCGGCAGCCAACACCGGTTCCATACGTCTTGCCAAACATGCGGTACCGCGCGGCCGCTGGACGATTATTTCCCTGCTTGCATCAAGTTCGATACGGGACAGGACCGCTACCGGTATGTCTGCCAGAACGGCCATTGGATCGATGACCCGCAGATCGGGGAATGGCGCGCTGATGCGCCGCACCAGGACAAGACACTCGAGCTGGAAGTATCCAAAATAAACCGGCGCCAGCGCATCCGATCGCTTCACTTCCCGCAATTCCTGTCGCCGACGATCAGCCCGGACGAAATTATCACCTCGTACGGCAGCGCGACCGACATGAAGAATTTCTTCAATCGCAAGCTGGGCAAGCCATTTCTAGATCCGTCGCAGGTTCCCGTCACGCTGGAGCACTGCGCTGCGTGCGTGGCCGCCGGCGCGCTGATCGGCTTGATGTGGAAGACGCGCGCGCGCAACACGTACATGGGCATCGATCAGATGGGCCAGTACAACGTGCATGTCATCAAGGAGCGGCTTCCTGACGGTCGACAGGCTGTTGTGCATGTCGAGGAAACCTACAGCGAAGATCCTTTCGCGCGATCGAGCGAGTTGATGGAGTTGTACGGCGTGTCGGTCTGCGTGGTCGAAATAAATCCGAACTACAACGAGGCAAAGAGGTTCGCGAACCGGCACCGTGGCAAGGTCTTCATCTGCAATAGCTTCGGCGCCATTGAAGAGGGGATGATCCAGTGGGGCGACGCGCCCAAGTTGGATGTCTCTGACCGGCGCACAACCGAAGAGGACCGCGATCGCTACACGCTCAAGATGGACCAATACAAGTGCATGCAGGTCAGCATGGCTCGCATCACCGGTGCGCTATGCCTATTCCCGGATCCGCAGGGGCTTGTGCAAGAGGTTTTGAAAGACGGGAAGAAACAACTTGCGGCGGTGCTGCCGCGCGTCTTCGCGCACTTCACAAAAACAGCCCTGGTCGCCGAAAAGGACGATGAAACAAACCGCTTCAAGCGCTCAGTCAAAAAGATAGGTATCGATCCCCATTTCAGCTACGCCAACATGCTGTGTGACGTCGCCTGGGCGCGCTCACATGGCACGTCTACTTTCCTTATCCCGCAAATGGAAGAAAAAAAGGACCACGTCGTGAAAACTGAGAACATGGGACTTGGAATAATTTCAGAGACACTAGCTGAGATAAAGGCTGATGCAAATCTGCATCAGCGCTGTGGTGGCTGCACATCGTTTGACCCGGTCGACGGAATGTGCATGGAGAGATGGTTTAAGGTTCGTGAGCAGGATGCTGGCTGCGCTATCTGGGTAGCTAAGGCTTAGCACTAACCAAGTCCAACGATGCGGTGTCGCCGCATTGGCGTTCCTTCTCCGCCAATGCAATACCATACCGCATACCAGCATCAAACGCGGCTCGCGTAACAGCATCATGGTGCGCGACACCGATCAGTTGCGTGTCTCTAAATTTCTGGTAGGCTTCTTCTGTCACCACATCACCTTATATAGCCAATATAGAACGACGGCCAGCGCACCGACTCCGCAAATTGGAGCTACGATGAATTGTCCGATGGCTTGGATTATTTCTACTGTCATGGTGTTTCCTTTGTTAAGAATTGTTGAATTCTCTGTCCTATGAAAAGCATGCATGGCACCGCCATCGAGTTTCCCAATGCCTTGTACCGTGGACCATCGGCTGCCAGCAACCAGTAGTCTCCGTTGATCAGCGTCATCTCTTCTTGGCGGTCGGCGTCAATTAATTCTTGCGCGCGCTTGACTGAGAGTTTTCTGATTGGGATGTTGGTGTATCCATCTGAGAATCCCTGCAGTCGCTCGCATTCCGTTGGCGTTATTCTGCGCACTGCATAGGATTGCTGCATGCACTGCACCTCTTGGCGCGCTTCCAGCGTGTAGGCGCAGTCTGTTTGAACACCTACGCCACCTGGGCCGCTGTTGGGATTGGTGCGCAGAGCACCGGCTTGGATAGCGTGCGTTATCACCATTGGCGTACCTTGACCTGGTTTTCCGCCGCCGCTATTAAGGCATCCAGTCCGATCACCGTTACCACCTTCAAGTCGCAGTTCGCCTCGGCTGTTTTCGGCGAACGCCACAGCTAATTGGCCGCCGCCATTAGCATGACTCCCATCATGCCCCATACTCCGTAGTGTCGGCGCCATCTCAACGGTCGCGTCGCGACCGTTGTCTTTGCAAGAGAACGCGATCATTGGTGCACCGCCGCTAGCGCTATCTGAATTCGTCCCAAGCGTACCCGAGATATCGCCTACGTAAAGATTTGATCCTCTGGTTTGGAATGCGATCGTCGACTCGCACGCGTCATCGCACTCCATGCTGCTGCAATCAGGGCAAGTCGGATTGCGGTCGTAGTCGTCAATTCCGTATTGGCGTCCGCATTGATGGCAAGTGAAGCGCTGGATGCGGATGCTAGGTATTGGTGCCAACACATGGGCCTTGTCACCACCACCACCACCACCACCACCACCACCACCACCACGTAGACAAGTGGCGACATCATCACCGAGTTCGGCCGTTGCGCCGCCTTCGCGGCCACGGAGGGCGACGGATAGCGCCATCGGTATCAGCATGCCAGACTCGGCATCCTGCTGCGTCGCACTTCCAGCCGCTTTGCCGTTGGCCTGAAGCGTCCCTGCAACTATATTTTCTTGGACAATGAACGTTTCCGTATCAAAATCGTTCCTAGTCTTGGTGCTGGTGCTGGTGCTGGTGCTGGTGCTGAGCGGTCCGCTTGTGTTGCCACCGCCGAAGGCGACGGGCACGCACATTGCTGGCGATGTACCAGCACCGCGAGTTCTACCTGCCGCTGCGTCAATAGTGCCGGCGCAGAGTTGCAAGTGCCAAGCTAACGCATGATCTAAGTCAGCCCCGCCATCGCTATTTCTCAGCGTTCCGGTAATGCAGCCCCCCCCGAGTTCAAAGTCGGTTCCAAGTCCACCACCGCCTGTAGTGCGGCTGCTAATTGTGCCGGTAACTTCTTGCCCCGTTTTTCTGCTCGGCGGATGATCCCGGCGCATGCCATCGCGCTCAAAAAGTATTTCTGTGGGATCGAACTCTTTTCGAGCACTTGCGACAACGAACACACGCTCGCGTCGTTGGGCCACGCCGAAATATTGTGCATCGCAGATCCGCCAAGCGATTGAGCGGACGGGTCCAAACACACAACCAGCGTTCGACCATTTTCCCCCTGGCGCTGTGAGCGGCCGATCTTCGCCGGCAAGCGCTCCCAGAAAGCAGCCGAAGGCGTTGTCTGCTGTACTGAGGACTCCGGGCACATTTTCCCAGACAACGATAGCGGGAGGCTTCCCCCGAACAAGTCTTGATTCATCGATGGTATCCGCAAGTTTTACAAAGGCAAGTGTGAGTTGGCCACGCGCATCTTCCATGCTACCGCGCAGACCCGCGATCGAGAATGCCTGACATGGCGTTCCTCCAACAAGTACATCTGGCGCTTCGACTTCGCCAGCGCGCACTCGCGCTGCGATGGCTGTCATATCTCCCAGATTCGGCACGTCCGGATAGTGATGCGCAAGCACGGCAGATGGGAATTTCTCGATTTCTGCAAACCAATCTGCTTCCCACCCAAGAGGATGCCATGCGCACGTAGCTGCCTCGATGCCGCTACACACCGACCCGTATCTCATGCAGCCGCCAGTTGAACCTCCCCACGGATAAATCCGGGGATTCCGGTCGGAGTTATGCGACATTGCGTAACTCCTGATTCGCGGCACATCCCATGCCGGACAAGAGGGTGTTTACGGCAGCATTTACGTCTCTGTCGTGGCGGACTCCACATCCACATTCCCAATGTCTTACTGATAGTCCTGCCCATCCT